AGCATTTACCGAAAGACGCTGAGAGAAGTATACCTGTCAACTCCTTCTATGTAAAAAATATTAACCTTTTTTCTATCGTAGACGGATCTCAGATTCCTCTAACTGGTGACCCTGTCTGCGCCATCGGAAGCGATTACACCGTAGATGTTTTCGGCAGGGTTCCGGTAAATATTACAGGCTTCTTTACTGGTGAAATTTTGCCAGAGCATAGCGGAGTGAGAGACTTTAAAAACGCCCTTATCACAGGCAAGATGTCTGGTCTGAACTCTGGTGACTGGGTAAGGTTTCATAATGCTTCTGGAAAGCTGACTCAAGATCACGGATCTGGCTACTTTTCTGGCAAGTTTTACGGAACAGGAGTGTTTGAGAATAATGCGCCGGGCTGGTTCTATGAGCCTACTACAGAAGAGGTCACATTCAAGAAGCCCGTAACGCTTGGAATATTCAACGATACCGGAACTATGGATCCGAATTATCTGGCGCTGTTTGATTCTATCGGGACAAGCGGGTCAGGACAGTTTAGTGGTAAATTTATTTCTATCAATGAGGATGTTGTTAATCGCGAGTTGGTTGCTGGAGGGTTTTTAAATCCAGAGGTTAGCATTAATTACAATACTGGGGTATACTTCCGAGGCAATATTACTGGCAATATCGCTGTAACCAACAAGAGCGGCTTCTTCGATTCTGGATACCGTATCACGGGATACTCTGACAGTGGAAGCTTCTTCTACGAGACTGGCATTACTGGTGTGACGCCACAAATCATTTATGTTCTGGAGAATCCAACTGGATTTGTAAATGCTTCGGTAAATGTCGCCGTAACAAACTTGGCCACATATGATTATCTGTCTATAAATGGAGAAGAAACAAGAAAGGCTCCAGCTTATGATTTGTCCACGTATTCATCTCCAGAGTACTTCTATGACTTTGCGCAGCTAGTTTCCGGCATCAGCGGTAGCCCTCTAATCTTTGGCGCGTACATTAAGAATGTTGACTTCTTAAATCAAACCTTTACATTGGAGGCGGCGCAATCTGGTGTATCTGGAAACCTAATTCCAATCAGCACAAACTCTACTGGATTTAATATCTCGTCAAATGGCGGATATTTGACTGGTGGCCAAACCTTTTATCAGAGAATTTCTGGAACTGGAAATTACGACCATGACGCCAGTGGTTATATCGCTGTCACTGGGTATTATACTTCGACCGGTGGATCTGGATATCTCAGCGGAAACGTCCCGACTTATATGGGTCTGCGCGAATTCTCTGGGGTTTGGGATATATCGTCTGGTGCGGGATACTCGTTTAAGACATTGGAGTTGTTTTCAGCGGGTGGGGACTTGTTTTATTCTGGAGACTTTGGAGGCGCAAGCGGCGAGTTCTTCCCCGTTTCCTGCTCGGTGAAAATCAACTACAACGATGTCGGCCTACCAGTTACAGAACTTGACGTTGTGAAGTTAAAAATATTTGATATCAACTCGGCTTCTGGAGTAGAATACTTTATTACAGGAACAAATAATCTATAAGTATGGCAAATCATTATTCGCAACCCTTTTTAAACGGCGCATCGTCAAGTCCCGCAAGAAGATTTGAGGTAAAGCTGTCTGGCGTCGACGCTTCCAACTTGAAGAAATATAAGGTTTCAAGCGGCACTTGTTTTCGTACATTTTCATATGATACTGGCAATGGCGCTAGGGGCGGATCTATACCAATTGCTGGTCTAGAATCTGGCTTTGAGTGGGGCGTGGGAGAAAAGGTTTATCTAGAATTTGATATTTCTCAAAACCTACAGGTTACTGGGGCTAGAGTTAAATGCTCAAGCGTTGGCAGCGCATCTTCTGAAGCTTCCTCGAAAGAACCAAACGTTGCTGAGTGGGCTGATTTTCCAAATATGTTTAGGATTACTCCTCAAGATCAGCTTGATGGTGATGGTTATGTTTTTAAAAGAGCAGAAAATAAGAGGCAAACTAAAGCCTATCTTCTCTTGGCTACACGCAGCGACGACGGCGACGGGAATGCATCTGCCTCTAGCACCTTTAGAATAAACGGAAAGGTCGACTCTAACATTATAATGATGATTAGTCAGGTTAGCGGAGTACCTGTTGTTTTTCCGATGCCTTGGTTTGGTTCAGCTTACTCTGACGACAACCTGTATTAAAATGTATTTAAACTATCTAGGTTACGTTCCATTCAATGTCGATAACCTGCCTGAGAGGAAGCCTTTGCGCGGCGCAGGCACGGATCGGCCTGTGGGCTTGATCCCATCTACTATGTTTGATATTTATTGGAGCGTAAGAAGTATGAGCGTGGGGGTTTCTAGCTATATACAGAATAACCAGTCTGCTTTTGATGTGTTTATGATAGGGGGAGGGTCTAGCTTTACAGTCGCTGGAGCCAACGCTGGATTGGAGCTTCTCAATTTCGTTAACTCTCAAAACAATGGCGCGGGATCATTTTCTGGAAACACTAAAATTCAAAACGCTATATCTTTGAAAAACAGAAGGGGAATGGCTTACGGGGCAGAAAATCCATTTGATACGACGATTATGAAGAAAGACCGCTACGGCGTCACGCCTCAGGTTACAATTTCTAGAACCAAGAAGAACGTAAATGAGGGCACTATTTGCGGCGCAGGGCCTCAGCATTTTTTGCATACAAAAAGCGGATACGTCTTTATAGATTTCTCTGACATCTTATTTTATCAAGGGCTTTATTGGCCAAAGATCCTAGTTATGCTTGGAGGCGCTGGAGCGGAATATTTCGTTTCAACTACTGTAAGTAGGAAGAAGGATGGGACGCTGTATTTTCCCACTTGGGATTTAATCCAAGCGCAGGGTGGCGTCTCGTTTTTCGGACATCTTATTCCTATGTATGCTGGAATAGGGCTTAGTTTGGTGACAAACAACCCAAATCTAAGCTTTATCACGGGGACGATATCTAAAGCAAAGCACTGCTGCGCAGAATTTTACTACGACGGCATGGACGAGGTTAGATGCAATAGATGCGAAGAAGGAAAACTCTTCCTAGACTCTATTAAATAGATTTAAAATAGGAGCAGTCCGCGCACGTTTTCACGCAAGTTCTCTTATTTAAGAATGCGCAGTAAGCGTATCTAGTTGTCTTGGAAGTAGGGATCTTTCCGCAACAAGTCTTGGAGGCGGATTCCTCCAAGATTCTTTTGTGAGCACAGTTGTTGAACTTATTTTCTGGATCAACTAGCTGCATTTTCCTCGACCTTTTTCTTGATTCTTTCAATCAGCTTAAAGATCTGGTCTTTAGGGATATCCGTGACGCTAGTCCATGCTTCTGCCTCGGCGTTACCCTCTTTTACTACAGCCCTCTTGACGGTGTCAAAGCTGATGCTAGCCTTATCCATCAGTTTCGTAAGAACGTTTACGGGATCAAGGGCTGACACGCTTTTTGGGGCAGATTCCTCGCTTGTGGAGGCATTCTTTTTGTCGCCCATTTCGTCCGAACCAACAATGTTGATACGAAGGAAGTTTCTGACGGCGCGGGTAAAAGCACGATTCTCGGCGGTGGCCATCAAGAAGTCACGAGCAAAGCTCTTTGTGTTTTCCGTGTGAGCGTCAGCCAAAGCCTCAAACTCCACAGCTGCGAAGTCAGTTTCATAATTCGGGAGCCAAGTGATGTTACAGGTGACCGCAACATAGGTTGGTGTGGCCACGTGGACGGTGTATGCGACCTTTCGGATTCCCCTGATTTGCGCAAGATCCTTGATTCCACCTAGCAGGATCAAAAGTTGATTGTCGTCAAGGTCTTCGACCTTAAGATCACGCAGGGCAGTCCCCTCTGGGAATTTTGCCGCATTCGGGACGAGATATTCCTTCTTTACCAGTTTTCGCCAGTTGATAAGGCCAGTCTCTTCATCCTTCGGATACTCCTGATTTAGAAGGAGGCCGTCCGAATTTCTGCGGTATTTCGCTGATGTTGTGGCTACTGATGTCACAAACGGAGCCTGCTCGTCCCCGCTGATTCCAACGCCTTCTGTAGTTTGTTCTGATTTTTTTGGTCTTCCCATATAATTTTATTTCTTGTTGATTATAATACAATATTCTAGTTCTTTTGCTTGTTTTGTCAAGTCTTTTATTTCAGATAGTTTCTGCTCTCTGGAACCTCTGGATTCTGCGCCTTCTAGGAAAGCTTGTTTGCTGAGGAACATCTTGCGGTCAGAAAAGATCACTCTTGAGGATCTGAAGACGGTGTCTTCATTTATTTTAGATTGATCTATGCTTTCGATGGATGTCTCGTCCACTTCTACGATAGGAGCAATGTCAATAAAATCTAATTTGAGCATGTCCATTTCGTCTTTTGTGAAGTTGTTCTTGATGGCCGCAGGGATGAACTTAAAGCCCAGTCTTGAGACTGCCGCACAGAACTCCAATACTTCTGGACTATTCGAGCTTTCTTTTTTTATGTTGAAGATGAAGCCAGCGATATTTACCGTGCCTCTCCTTTCCTCTAGAAGAGTTAGGTCAAAAATCTTATCTGTAACAAAAACGACATTTCTTTTCTCCGCGCTGACAAGGGCATTGACGATGTGTTTTTGCTCAACATTTTCCAAAAAATCGAACCTTATATTGACGGGCTGTCCCTTCATGAAATTTTCCGACACAGCTAGATCTGGAACAACATCGACTGTGGTTTTAGGATACTTGTCTCCGATATAGACGGTTTCCATTGGGGAAAAATCACCCTCTTTCCCAAGCTGCTGATAGATTTTTTTAAGAATCTCTTCCGGCTTGGTGTGCTCGCCTGACTTGGTTACAATTGCCTCGTGGGCGTGCTTGTTCCAGAACGGCCCAAGAGTCTTGTGAAGAGACCCCTCAGGATAAACGCAAACAGAAAACGTGGCGGGAGAAGCCATGTCGCAGATGGAAAGGTATCCAGATATGTTGCCTACGTAAAGAGAGCTGCTGCCCAAAACATAATTAAGCTGGCTGATTGTTAGAGATCCTGTCAGGTTTTTGCAGCCGTTCAGAATCTGATCCTCCTTTGTGCCTATTTGTATCAGTTCAAATTCGTCAGCCAGTGGAGACTCTAAGATTTCGTCGACCACATCTTGAAAATATGGATACGAGGGCGCATATTCCGCCGTAGTCGAAAAGACCAGTAGAGGCTTGGATCCTAGCGTAACATAAGATGAGAAAACCTCAGGGGGAATAAGGTTCTGGGGATTGACCCCGCAGTCGAGTGCGTATTTTTCTACTAGATGCATATCTTGTCCTCTCCGTTATGCTGGAAATTCTCTATTTTTTGCGTGTTAAAGTACGGGTTAAAACAGATATCGAAAAGCCTTCCGTCTTCAGATTTTGACTCCATGAGTTTCTGATTATCCATTTCGGGCACGAACTCTATCCAATTGGCTATATCATGACCTATTGCAGCATCGAATATGTCCTTATACCTTCTCTCGGTAGCCACGTAAACTTCCCACTTATCTTTTCCATAATGCTCTTGCAATTGTTGGGCAACCGAAAGCGCGGCCAGACAATCATTGAGTGAGTGAGGCATAGCCAATAATATCCTTTTTTTATCAGGACTTGTAAAGCTATCCTTAATTTTCTTTTTCCAGTCATTTTTGCCAACCTTCTCTGTTAGTGTTTTTTGGGCAACATGCCTGAAGTATTTCTCAATAGCGTCACGCTCTGTCCCTCTGCCAATCTCTTTCATCCAGTACTGGAATCCGTCGTAATCGTCTGTGACTTCTCTGTCCAAGACGTTTTTGTACAGGGCTTTTATCCATGTGGCGTTATCACTAAAACTCTCCACAGAGGCAGTTGGATTTGGCAATTCGCTGTTCCCCATGAACAGTTTGTCATTTTTTTGATCCACCTCTGGCGCAGAGTCCAGAAACCTTTCAAACTCTGCTCCAATATTTTCAATGCTGTAATTCAAGATAGCCCATTCCCGCGCCTCACGACCCCATTTTTCCTTATCTGCCTTGCTCATATTGCAGATCTTGGATAGCTGTTTACAGATGGAGCCGGGCGAGGTGGATGCTTTGATGAATTCTGTGCCGTGTTCGACGTATTTATTCCAGTCTAGCGGTAGAGATTTTGCCGCAGGTTCGCACATTTCTTCACCGCAGGAGTAGTTTGTGACTAGGGTAATTAGCTCGCAAAGCTTGGCCTCTTGAATTGGGATTTCTTGACCTCCAGAAGTAAATGCATGAAGATACACATCCATGAGGTTATAGATCTCATTGAGTTCTTTTTCCGTGATTCCAAATCCAACACCAGTGGTGACTTGAGACTTTTCAGCTTTGCAATACGGACAATCCTTGTTTTGAGGGTCAAGATCGATTTCTTTCTTTTTACCCTTCGCATCTAAAAGATACTCGCCCTTGTTGTCAAGTTGGTATTTTGACTTTCTATCATCAAAGGTTTTTACCTCGTATTTTCTGCATTTGCGGCAAATGTATGTAGTCAAGATCTCTTTAGTGTCAACTCCGTAGAGATCTGCCTGATCTTTAATATTCCATCCCTCTGAAAAGTTTGTATGGAACAGGAGATAGGTATTTTTGATCTCTGGATTTTGTCTCTTCCACAACTTGTACCCCTCGATTACGTTTGGAACCAACTTTCTTAGCTGATTGCGAAATACGAAACCGATGATGAAAGCATCTTCTTCCAGACCGAACTTCTTTCTAAGCTCTTTCCTCTGTGATTCTGGAAGTTTGTAGAAATGCTTGGATTCAATTGGGCCGTGGACGGTTTTGACATGACTCTCACCCTGCTCCTTGAGCGCCTTTTCCGCAAAGTTGCTCCAAACCCAGTAATTCTTGACCTTGTGCGCGTTTGAAACGGCCTGCTTCAAGATTGGTACTGAGTCAAGCGTAATCCATAGTGCGGATGTAAGATTTGAGAACCAGCTTTTATCTACGACATAGTCGACCCCCCACCAGTCTTGCGCGCCGATGTAGACATCTGGTCTTACTTCATTAATGACTTTGTCGATAGAGTACGATCCGTATCCCGCCGCACGAGCCGCTTGTGGATCCTTAGATAGCTCCGATAGCTCCTCTTGATCTGAGGGCAGAGAGCCTATGCTTTTCCAAGGCGTATTCTTGAGCCCAGGATCGCCCTCATGCATGCCGCAGCAGTAATGGTATATGTCGTACTTGCCAGTCCTGTACAGGTGCGATAGCAGCGCCTTCATGACGCGACCAAAGCCTGTCTTTGCCAAAGCAAAGTCCGAGTGAAATAATACCTTTTTGGGCATTAGAGATTATTCTGATTCTGCGGTTTCCGCCGTGTCCACGGGGGCCTCTTCATAGAAGCCGTTTCTGATATACTCTTTCAGATACTCTCGTAGACAAATAACCTCATCAAGTGTAAAGCCTACGGAAAATGGATTGTCCTTATCTCGACTGTCGAGGATCTTTAGGCCAAAACCTACAAGAACTTCCTCTCTTTCGTATGGGGAGAAATAAATCGACACACCGCTGTCGGCACCAAACTTATGGAAAGCACTCCACTTGTCTTTGGTTTCGATTGCGCGAATAATTCCGCCTGCTTCAAATTGATTGAATTTGATGTTTTTCTTGGCAGACGCAACGTCCTTATTCTCCTTGAATGATCCAGTCTTTTTCTCAGGATTCCACGAGAACTGCCTGATAAAAGAAATGTAAAGTCCGCCGTCCTTTGCCCCCGCATTTACGGATACAGCTACGCCAGTGTTTTTCGAATTCGGTTTGTAGAATGATAGTTGTTTAATCATAGAAGATAATAGCTTTCAAACGGACCTACATCAAAAAAATATTAAGAATAAAATTCACGAAACGCGCTGAAAATATTTTCTTTTTGTCTATTGACATCTCCCCAAAGCATGGTACAATAAATTCCATCGATGGACTAAACGACGCTCGAAGAAAGGCGTCCAACAACACTCTTCTTCTCCAAACCTTTTCTTAAAATGCTTGGACGCGCAGCGGCCATCCCCCTTGGGGGTAGGGGGTATTCGACCTTACTGCGAAGCCTAATTTTAAATTCGTTTTAAAATCTTACCGCCGCATATGTGCAAAGACGGTCAGGTGGCAAGTGGTGAAACGCCATAACTATGTTCTTTATTTTGAATAAAAATACCGCATTCCACAGAATTTTACATGCGACGAGTTGGCGCTACGCGCCCGGCTCCGCTTCGCGGCAAAAAAGCTTGACAAATAGAAAAAGCGCGCTATCTTAGCAAGAATGAGTAATGTTTTAATGATTGAAAGTTGCGAAAAGAAGTCCGTTGCTGATGACTTTTCAAATACGACGATAGTTCACGTAAGGAATTCCAAAATTCTTCAACGAGAACTCGGTTATGATTTGGTGACGCACGCATCGCAGATCCCGTCAGTCATAAAAAACAGGTATGACCACATCATTTGTCATTACGCCTCACCGTACATGAAGTACAAAGAGTATCTGGTTCTTCTGGAGTCAAATCCTGACGCCAAACTCCACTGGTTTATGAATGACCACGATGGCGAGGACAATATCCTGTTGCGGAATTACCTCAAGCAGACCCACAAAGCTTACAACGTCATCTGCAACAACCCACGCGCAGGTTACAGGCATTGGATTCTCGGTAAAAATCTGGAAGAGAAGAAGTTAAATGATTGGCTCACAGAGTGGCACACGCTAAATCTTAATACGTTAATCTTTTCAGGCACATCCTCTTGCGCGCCCCGGCAAAAAAGCGGCTGTATCTATTTCGGCACATTTCGAAAACACCGTGCGGAAGACATGGCGGCTTTTAACGGAATTGAAAACTACACCATTTCCTCTTCCACTAAGAACCAGCAAAAATATATCGACGCAGGAATCCAAGCGAAGTTTATAGACAAGCTTGACTGGACAGTTGGAAATGAAACTCTTGCTAATTTCAAGTACTCTATTTACTTCGAAGATAAGCATACTCATGAAAACTTCGCATATCTTGCGAATAGATTCTATGAATGCCTTATGACAGATGTCGTTCTTTTCTTTGACAGGAAATGCCAAAATACCATTGACCGAGCCAGAGAACAGGGATATATTATTGACGAATATCTCATAGTTGATGGGGCAGATGAGATAAATAGAAAAATACGTCAACTAGACGCGCTTCCAGAATCGTATGAAATTGCGCTTAATCAACAAAGATTAAATATAGATATTGCAAAAAAAGAAAAACAAGATACACTCAAGATGATGAGGGAAATACTATCATGAACGACGTAGAGAAATCTGCTAAAAAATACGAAAAAATTCTGGATGCGCTTGAGGCGACCATGAGTCGAGGCTCAAGAGTCGTAGTCAAGCCGTCCCCAGCCCTAAACAACAAGGGTATCATCAATAGCGACCAAACAGGAAGGCTCCAGAAAAATATGTGGGTTGTATTTGAGATCCACTATCTCCCAGATGAACTCACAAATATCGTTCGAAGCGAAGCAGAACTCCGTCAGCACGGAATCTTATTTGATAAGAGACTCAGGGGCCAAGTCAGGGATTGGTACGTCGATTACTCACTAACAATAAGCGATTAAAAATATGATTAATAAACTTCCATTTATAGGCTGGGCTTTTAGCTTCATCGCCAGCGTGTCACTTTCGGTACCTTTCTGGTTCATCTGGACATTTTGCGGCATCGGAGAGAAGTACTTTTACTTTCTGCCCACGGTCTACCATTCCATCCCCTTCTGGAGCAGCGTCGGGCTTTTCATGGTTGTGGGTATTTTAAAGGCCGTCTTGACTCCCAAATTTGCAACCGTCTCACAGACAGTGAAAAATAACACTAAAGAGGAGGAGTAATATGGGCATCCTAAAAAATACAAACTGTTACCTTGTTGGTAATATCGAATATACTCAAGACGCTTATTCGTGGAGGACAATGATCTCCAGAGAATTGGCCGCGATGGGGGTAAAAAGCCTAGACCCGAACAAGGACAACTTCATCAATCAAACTTCTGAAAATGAAGATGACAGAAAGAGACTAAAAGATGCTCGCTCTCGTGGGGAATGGGCCTTTGTTCACGACTACATGAAAAAGGTGATTCGGCGCGACCTGCGCATGGTAGACCTCTCCACCTTCATTGTGGGACGAATTGAGCCAAAAATGCCAACGTTTGGAACCATCCATGAGATCGTGGAGGCGTCTAAGCAAAGCAAGCCTATCCTTCTTCAAACCGACAGGAAAGATGAATTTCCCCTGTGGCTGGCCGGACTCGTAAACATGGAAATGGTATTTGAAAGCTGGACGGAGGTATTGATTTATATTCATTCAATTGACGGGGGAAGCGTCAAAGCAGACCCGAAGTACTGGAAAATTCTCAATAACGAATCATGAAACAAAAAAAAATATACATTGTAGGTATCGGAGCCACGGCTCGTGTTGGAAAAGATCTGTTTGCAGATTATTTTGTAAAGTTTGCGCAAAATTTAGGCTATTCCGCTGGTAAGTATGCACTTGCCTCGGAGTTGAAAAATGATCTCGCGCCATTCTTGAAAGATAAGTGCGGCATGAACGTATGGACGGAGGAAACTTCGGAAAAGGCCAAATTCCGCGATCTGCTAGTCGCCTACGGAAAAATCCAACGCATGGAATCTCAAGGAACATACTGGACTTCTCTCCTTCTGGAAAAGATCAAGCAAGACGCGATAAATTCCATGAATGATATGGATGATGCCAGAGATTCTTATATCGCTGTGGTATCCGATATCCGCTATGACTTCTTCCCTAAAGATGAAGCTCACTGGGTTCAGAACAATAACGGCTTCCTTATCTACCTTGACAGGGACGGCATTAGCCCAGCTAATATTGACGAGCAGGAAAATGCACCAAAAATCAAAGAAAAAGCAGACCTGTGCGTGTCTTGGGGCAATCGCGGAGAGCCTAATAGGGAAGACATGGATTCGTATCATGCCAATGTTGTAAAGATGGCTTTTTGTAAATTTATTATGGAGAAAGGTCTATAATTGGTGTATATACTGTAAGTAAAGGAACTGATAAAATGGCTGATAAAACGCAAGTAACGGACTCGACTTTAGCTAGTCGGGTCAAAAAACACAAAGATAACGAAGCATTAAAAGAGCTTATAGCAAGACACTCAGGTATATATACCGCTACTTGTCGAAAATTTTTTAACTCGTCGTCGTATAACTACTTCCAAACAGACCTTCTTTCGGAGAAGGATTTGATTATTTACGAAGCGGCACTCACCTACGACAAAACAAAAAAGTGCAAATTCTCAACTTGGCTAGCCAATAGGGCGCGCTACCATTGTTTGAACTCTTTTGCGAAACAGTCTCGCGTACTGCATCCAGACGGCGAAAATTCCGAGCAGATTATTTCCGATTCGCATTCTTGCTTACTTGCCAGAGAGGCCGACTATAAAGAGGACAAGGATGAGCAGATTCAGCAAATCAGAATGATCCTTGAAGATATGGAGGATGAAAGCGTAAAGAAAGTAATCCAAAAAAAATACTTCGGGAACCAGCGCGGAGAGAACGTGACCTTTTTAGAGATAGCCAACGAACTCAAGGTTTCCAGACAGACTGTATTGAACTGGCATAAAAAATTCATTAAATATGTTCAGGGAAAAAAGCATCACATCAAAAAATAATAGTTGACATTCAACCCAAAACCAATTAGTATAATAACACTATGAGTAATACAAACGAAGAAAAGAAAGACATCGGTGCCCTTTGGGCAAGAACATCAAAGGCTGGGGCAACGTTCCTGTCTGGCAAGATCACAGTGGATGGTCAGGAGGTCGAAATTATCGCCTTCAAGAACACGTATAAGAAACCGGGAGACAAGACTCCAGATTGGCGCGTGTACCCTAGCACTCCCCTAGGGCAGGGTGCAGGAGCTTCAAAGCCAGCCGCAAAAACTGAGGCAAGACCCGCTAAGGCCGCAGCCGCCGCAGTAGCACAGGACGACGACATCCCGTTCTAATAAAGTGTCGAGCAACTTCTCTGTTGAAGCGCCGATAAACACTCTCAGCTTTGGGAATGTCGCATTCGGTATCCTAAATGAGCTTCGGGTTAGAGGCTTCGCCCCGCCAATTAAAAGCGTGGGCGATAAGGCAGACCTCTCTAACCTCAGGGAGAACCATCCTATTTTTGACTGGGTGGAAAGAGGCATGGCATCTTTTGAGGAGCGACACCAGAGAAGTAGTCCCATCTTGAAGATATGGCACATAAGCAATAGTCTACAGTCTTATTCAAATAAGCAGTATCTCTTTACCTTTTATGAGTTGGACTCCCCAACTCCTACTGAGGTTAATATCCTTAAAAATCAGGAGAGGGTTTTAGTCTCTTCGAAATATACCAAAGAGGTGTTCGAAAGTGCTGGCGTTGAAAACGTTGTATATTGCCCTCTCGGATTTGATAGCGAAAACTACCATAAGGTTTCTGTTCGCCGCCCCACGGCGAAGGTTATTTTTGGTCTAGTAGGTAAGCTTGAAAAAAGGAAGGCTCACCACAAGGTTTTGAAGGCGTGGTCGAAGAGGTATGGCAATAACAAAAACTACATGCTCAACTGCGCCATCCAGAATCCTTTCATCTCTGGAGAGGAGCAAAGTCGGGCAATCCTTGGGATGCTTGGAGGGGAACGCTTCTTCAACATCAACTTCCTAGGCTTTATGCCCTCAAACGCTCTCTATAATGAGTTTCTTAACTCAAATGACATCATACTTGGCATGTCACACGCAGAGGGGTTTGGTCTACCAGAGTTCCACTCTTTGGGACTTGGCAAGCACGGGGTTATCTTAAATGCTCACGCTTACAAGGATTGGGCTAACTCCAAGAACGCGGTTCTAGTAAATCCCACTGGCAAAATTGACGCAGCTGACGGTGTCTTTTTTAGAAACGGTGGAGATTACAATCAGGGTCAATACTACGACTGGAACGAGGATGAGTTTATTGCCGCCTGCGAGGCCTCTGAAAAGAGATTCCTTGACTCTCCACTTAATGAAGAGGGTTTGAAGCTGCAACAGGAGTTCACTTACTCCAAGACTTGCGACATCATAGTTCCGCTAGTAACCGCTGGATAAAATCCTATTTTTCAAGGTCAGGAAATTGGCCCCACGATTCTTCTCAAACATATGTATGAATGGGATGAATCCGCTCATGGTTCCTTCTTGCAATGCCGCTGTTTGAGCTTTTGTTGGTAGAGGGCTAGTTCCCTTATGGTTGAATGTCATAATTGGAAAGTCTGAAAAGTTAATTGGCACAAGGCCATTTTTGCTAAATGAGTAAGAAAAGCAAGGCTCATCAACTGCGCCGCCCTCATAAAATCTTTTCATCCCTAATTCCGAGTAATTGACGAAGCAGTATTCCGCTTCGCCAAAAATACGAGAAAGCTTTTCGCTGTAATTCTTGTTGAAGAATATCAACCCCCCGTGAGTCTCCATCGGAGAAGTGCCTAATCGCCCACAAATTTCTCCCCAGTAACCCCAATGCCATTTGGCATTTTCTTTTGCGCCAAGCAAGCTTACGGGCTGATTATTTTTCTTTAAAAAATCCCACGCGGCATCTGTAGGAAACGCGCAAAGCATGTCAACATCCAGAAGCATAGTATATTCGTGATTCAAGTACTTTTCAAGGCGCAAGCGAGGCAACAAACACTTCTTCTCAAAATTTGTCTTACACATTCCAAATAAGGGATCACTCTCAACGTCTATGTGCATAACCCTGTTGAATACTCGGAGAGATTCTGCGTAGCGAGCCTCCTTGGCTGATCCAGTCAAAATATCTACTGGGCGCGTATCCTTATTCTTCCTCAACGTCAAAATCAAGTCTATCGCATCGCCAATATACTGACATCCCAAACCCAAAAGGAGATAACCTTCTTTCATATTCATTCTAAAGAGTTAATAATGTCTGCAATTTTACACAGAGCGGCGCGGCGAGAACAATACTGTTCGGCAAAAACCCTCTGGTTTTGAAGGATGCTTTTTTGAAGACCCAAGTCCCCCTCTATTTTGCGATAGTTTTCTTCAAAGTCCGCAAAGTCAGAACTCACGGGGATAAAGTGAACCCAAGGTTCCAAAAATGGAAAGAACCACTCTCTATACGTCCTAGCGGTCATAAATACTATTCTATTCGATGCCAAGAGGAGCTTGAGTCTGGCCGACCAGCCAGCACCTTTTATATCAAAGAGATATTTCCACGAGCGCGCCTGATCCTGCATGGTCATGTATGAACTTGTATGCAAATGTAAATTACTTGGATCTTTTCGGTTCCAAGTGTTCTCCCGAAAATCACAGAAGCTGCGATTATGATGTCCGTAACGGAGTAGAACTTCGCGATCATAGCAGGTAACAGCTCCAATCCATCCGATCTTATTAGACAAAGGTTCGCCCAAATCAGCTAGAGCTGCGCGCTCGACCTCGTAGTCTGGTATTCCAATTTCAGGCCATCCGTCGTACATAAAGTCGGGGAACGCATCGCGACAATCATCCCAAAAAGAGGAAAAATGAAACAAAGGAACGGAAGGTTCGCCCACGGAAGCCGGGCGATCATCGACATTCAAGATGAAAGAAAAATCTTTAGTTATATTGAATATGGTTACCGCCTCCCTTATCAACTTCTCCATACTTACCCCTCGACTTTCATAGCAGTTGACGTGCTGAAAGCCAATCTCCCCTTTCTCCTGCTTTACTTTTAAAATAGGCATATTATACCTTGTAGTTATGAACTAGCGTAGCCCTGTAATCTGCCTCCCGCATCCGCCCATCGACATAATGTACAGGGATATTAGACACCTCTTCCCAGTGACCAAATGTCAATCCGGCCTTCCTAGCAACAAGTGTGGAAATTAAGTCCATGAAGTAATTGCGTGGAAACTTCTCAAACAAATCTTCAAACATGTAAAAATAGTTCCTTGATATGATTTCCTCAAAATAGCTCCTCTTGAACATTGTTGCGCCGCAGCCGGTGTGAATATACGGCTTTGGAATACATAGGTACTCGTAAAGGACATGCTCGCCGCCACCACAGAAATTAATAGGGCCGCTTATGTCAAATTTTGGCTCAATTGTAATCGGCCTATTGGTGAGAACGTCAGTCTCAAGAAGGAGAACGTGGTCATACACATCGTCGCTTAAGGCGTACTCGAAAAGGACATCGCAGTACTTAGGCCCAAAAGAGCCTACCCCACACGCTGTTTTTTTATGCCACAGATTCTCGTGATGCACAACCTCAGCAATTATCCCGTTGGTATTGAAATACGGGGAAGGATCTTCTCCCCCAGAGTTGATCACTCTAATGGGAATATCTGGATTATGCTTCTGAAAATGGCCTAAGGTAAACACCGCACGGTCAAAATCGTTACACATGAACATAATTGCTTTTATTTTCATAACTTAATTCGATAATTTTTGAAGCATTGGGATATACTCGTTCTTTATTATATTTTTCCACGAGAAACGAGACGCGTATTCTCTAATTTCATCTCTGCAAGACAGCGCCAATTTTGCATTTTCAGTGATGCAGTTATTAACATAAGAGATATCCTTCAACTCTTCCTCGTCTATAACCTTGATCCAAGGCTTTGAAGTGTCAAGGTTTTGCGCGGCACACTCAGAGATAACCAAGCCCAACCCAGCAGCCAGAGCCTCTAAGCACACAAGCGGCTGTAACTCCATCTCGCTTAATAACACCAGATTGGAGAATCTTGGAAGATTTTCATTCACCTCTTCCTCAGTCCAATTTCCAAGATAATTGGGGTCAGAAGAATCAAAGGAGGGATCTTGAATCGGGCCAGCAAAGAAGCAATTTATTCCAGCGCGTTGGAGTAAAGCCTGACGCTTAATTGGGGCAACCTTTGCGAGATATATAGAGGCAGGAAGAACTGGCGTGCCAGTGCCAGCGCCAGCGAATCTATCTATATCGACGCCATTAGGGATAATATTCACAGAGCGCACACCTATCGAACTAAAGAATTCTGACTCCCAAGATGTCAGAACTGAAAATGTACAATCCGACAAGAAATTACCCGCCACGTTGCCAAAAAAACCCTTACATGCTTCAAAATTGCCAGCGTGGCTCGTCACAAGCTTAATTGGCGCTCGCAGGAGCTTCATCAATTCAAAATGCTTGCCAAGATGCAAGTGGATTACATCAGGCCGGAATTCACGATATAGATCTAGGCACTTAAAAGAATCAGCATCATTAAATATTGCGACAGTATGACCTAATTTCTCCAATTCCGTTTTATACGACCACACGACTCTTTCTAGCGCGCCCCACCCAGAAACTGGAGGTATTGGCATTTCACCGGGCGCAATAAGTAGAAACTTTTTAGCTGTCATTCTATTTGTGTCTGAAGAAAACGTCTTTTCGATCATTCTCGTATTGTTTGAATTTGCTGGTCACAGGTTCCCCGATCATAATCTTTGAATCCCCAAGAAGTATCCGAAACACATATTGGCCAACCCACATATCCGCATTGAAAGAGTAGCTTCCCAAAGCAAGCCTTGCCAGACAGAATCTGTCTAGAAATTTTTGCATAGCTTTAATCTTACCGCCCACCACGCCCATGTTTATCAACTCAAGCTGCGGCAGCATCATCGAGAGCCATAAGCTGTCACGCCAACCAGCTTTTTCGTGAAGATCCATGTAGGGGAAATCCGACAGTCCGATGCTATCGTTGCACACAAAAAAATCAACACCTTCATTAGAATCTACCAGAGATGCTGGATTTTGAATAACCGTTACATCTGAAGAGTCTGTCAGAAATACAGAATCAAACTCGTTCCACTTAGTATCGTCAAGGTACTTTCGGTAACAGAAAAAGCGCCAATCGTTATTGGAGAAAGGGGATGACCCCACCTTTACAAATTGTATCTTATCAGTTGAGTATTCCTTTATAAACTCATCGCTCAAGTTATCGCAAAATATTCTTGCGTCGATGCCCAGCTCTTTTACAGAGCTATACCAGTTCCATATGTAGGAAATGTCGTTTTGAAGAACACGACCGTCCGCACCCACGCCCTCTATATGGGGGTCGCCAAGCTGCGGATGTTTGTTTTTTGAAAAATAAGATGTGAATATTGCCGTTCTAGACATAGAATATATTATCACAACGAAGAGGAGAAAACAAAGAATTTATGATTTATTTATACGAACATCCGAGAACAAAAAAGATTATTGAGGTTAGTCAGGGCGCGCACGACGAGCATACATTTATCGATGACAAGGGGGTAAAATGGAATAGGGTATTTACCGTGCCGAACGTGCAGGTTGACTCCACAACCATCAACATTGATCCCTATGACGCCCAAAAATTCGTAGAAGTCACAGGTCGCAAGAAAGGTAGCGTGGGAGATTTATTGAAATTCTCGCAAGAATTAAGCGAAAAAAGAGGCGGCGCAGACAAAGACCCCATCATTGAGAAGAGAAACAGGGATTACAAGAAGAAATTTGGAGTAGAACATGCGTCCGTTCTGAAGCAAAAGTCTAAAAAACGATTAAAAAAGCTCGGCATAAACGTGACGCACTAACCCCGCATACACTGAAAAAAGATCAGCGACAAAATATTTTATTCAAATTACTTTTCTCTTGCTTTCGAGGAAAAGTTTCTGTAAGATAAATACTCAATTAAATTTAAAATAACAAAACTATGGCATCAAGAACGAAAAATCCCGATACTCAGAGACAAATCAAGCTCATTAAGTCTGCCCGAAAGGCCCTCGACCTTCAAACACGCGCAGCGTTCCTCTCGGAGAACGTAGGCCGAGAAATCCAGCATAAGGATCGCACCTACAAAATCACACCAAAAGGAAATTGGGTGTGCATCACGGCGAAAGAAGATATTATTCGTAATAGCTCCAAATATTAATTGCCATGAGTCTTAAAGCACTGGCGGATTACACGCTTTACGCAAAGTATTCCCATTACCTCCCAAACAAGAAACGCAGGGAGAGTTGGGGTGAGATCGTGGATCGCGTTTTCGGGATGCACGAAAGAAAGTTTGAGGTTCTTTTGAATACAAATGAGGATTTCAAGCAGGAATTTGATTTTACTCGCAGAATCGTGCGAAAAAAGAGAGTCTTGGGTTCTCAACGGGCGCTCCAGTTTGGAGGGCGCTGGATCGAAAAGGAGAATTTCAAGATTTATAACTGTTCAGCTACATATGTAGACCGCCCTAGAGTTTTTCAGGAGTCCATGTATGTACTTCTATGTGGCGTAGGCTTGGGCTTTTCAGTCCAAAAGCACCACATCCACAAGCTTCCGACTCTTTCTCCCGTTGGCGAAAGCTGGAAGAGGTTCAAGGTGGAGGACTCAATCGAGGGATGGGCCGATGCCGTAGGCGTAATCGTAAATAGTTATTTCCCGCAGGAAGATAATGCCTTTCCAGAATTTGCAGGAAAGACCATTCGGTACGACTTTTCAGAAATCAGGCCAGAAGGCGCGCTAATAGCTGGTCAGTTTAAGGCCCCGGGGCACGAGGGTCTAGAGAAAGCCATCAATAAGATCAAGGCAGTCATTGAGGCTAGAATTCTCAGCGAAGGATTTAATTCTGGAGAGTTTGCTGGTAAGCTTCGCCCAATCGACGCATACGATATTATTCTCCACGCCGCTGATGCGGTGCTTTCTGGAGGGGTAAGACGATCTGCCACTATCTGTCAGTTCGATGTGGACGACGAGGAAATGATGACCGCCAAGACTGGCAACTGGTTCATTGACAATCCTCAAAGGGCAAGGTCTAATAATTCCGCCGTTCTCATTAAGGGTCAGACGACGAGGGAGCAGTTTGCAAAGCTCATGACCTCCACAAAGGAGTTCGGTGAACCGGGCTTCATTTGGCTGGACAATAGGGACATCGTGTTTAATCCTTGCTGTGAGATCGGAATGATTCCGCGCACGCGTTCTGGAAAGAGCGGCGTACAAACCTGTAACCTTACAGAGATTAACGGCAAATTCTGCGAGACGGAAGAGGCTTTCTACGAGGCATGTAGGGCTTCGGCAATCCTCGGAACTATGCAGGCGTCTTACACTAACTTCAATTATCTTACTAAGGAAACGAAGGAGATCGTGGAAACTGAAGCCCTCCTAGGATGCTCAATAACTGGTTTCATGGAAAACCCTGATATTCTCCTAAACCCTGAGATTCAAAGAAAGGGCGCAGAGGAGATCAAAAAGACAAACGCCAAGATTGCGGCAATACTTGGAATCAATCAGGCTGCGAGACTTACATGCGTAAAGCCTGCTGGCTCAACGTCTTGCATCTTGGGAACATCCTCTGGAATTCACCCACACCACGCTCGCAAATATATTCGCAGAGTGCAGGCTAATCGTAATGAATTTCCCGCCCAATGGTACAAGGCTATGAATCCGCTTGCCGTGGAGAGAAGCGTTTGGTCTGCTTCTGGAACGGACGAGGTAGTTTCTTTCTTGTGCGAGGTTCCGAAGAGGTCAATCCTTAAGAACTCATTATCCGCGAAGGCTTTTCTTGAACAGATTAAGCTCACACAGCAAAATTGGGTTGAGGCGGGGACGAATGCACATCTTAGCACTATTACAGAGGCTCGCCACAACGTAAGTTGCACGGTCATTGTTAAGAGGGACGAGTGGGACGAGGTGGAGGAGTTTATCTTCTCCAATCAGCAGTTTTTCTCTGGCATCTCTCTTCTTCCAGCGTCAGGAGACTTAGATTACCCTCAAGCACCATTCAGCACGGTTCTGACACCGTCCGAAATTGTAGAGGAGTATGGCGATGCATCTGTATTCGCATCGGGTCTTGTTGTCGATGGTCTAGCCGCCTTCGATGGCGACCTATGGAAGGCGTGCGATGCGGTTTTCGGTAGAGGTGAGAAGATCCCCGACAATATGACAGAGCCTGTCCAGCCAACTAAGAACGGATACTCTTTCAAGGAGTACAATCAAAAACTTATCCAGTATTTTACCATTAAGGGAGATTACGATAATTGGTTTGAAAAGAAAGATTGGATTCGTCGCGCAAATCAGTTTGCAGAGCGTTACTTCGCTGGAGATGTCGTCAGAATGTCCCATTGTCTAAAACATGTCAGCCTATGGAAAACATGGTGCGATATGGAGCGCGAACACAAAGAGGTGGACTGGGATGATGTGGTAGAAACGGATCAGATATTCGTTGACGTTAACACGTTGGCGGGTGCTGCTTGCAGTGGAGGCTCCTGCGAATTGAAATGAGACCCTCTTGGCCAGAATACGCAATGACTCTAGCCGTAGCGGCTAGCCTGAGAAGTGAAGATCCCTATCAGAGGGTTGGAGCATGCATTCTTAGACATGACAATTCTGTGGCCGCGCTAGGATACAATGGCGCGCCTCCGGGGGTTGAGATAGACTGGTCTGATAGGGACGCTCGCAGGGAGAGAGTTTCTCACGCAGAGGCATCAGCTTTGCGCTACATTCGGCCTGGTGAGGGTAGGATTATTGCTGTGACACTTCGCCCATGCAAGGACTGCATCAAAAATATAGCCCTCTACGGCATAAAGGAAGTTTATTACATACAAGAATATGATAGGGATGAAATCTCTGCAAAACTTGCGGGGGAGTTTGGTATTAATTTGATTAAGCTGGACAAGCTTAATACAGCACTATAATATGTCTCATTTGGATATTCCTAAAGCCGATTTAGTAAATCACTTGAAAAAAAGTGCGGAGGAGATGGCCGACACCCTAAGAGATCGGTTCTCGCGAGATTTGATGTTCAATATGACATTTTTTCTCTTCAATCTCATGAGCAAAAAGATGGTTGAGAGCGTTGAATCGAAAACTACAGGTAAGACTTCTACTTTGGCTGAACACTTCATCAATACTTGGGAGTCTGAAACTAAAAAGCAGATTGCGCCAGAGCTTAAAGACATGAATGATCAGCTTAATTCTAATAAGCACACCGCATTGATGCAAGCAATGTGCGATTATGAACTTCCGAGTACCGAAGACTTTCAGAAGATTTACAGCAAGGCCATAGCAGACACGGTAGCGATGTTTAAAAGGAATACAAAGCTGAACAAAGATGATGACGGTGATGATGAGGGGGAGGAGCAGATATGGTAATTGGAACTCTACGTTCTGTCGCAAGCACCATTTCAGCGCAAGACGGGGAAACTGTAGAGGTATGCGTAATTAAAAAACCAACGACTAGAAGGGGGAAGTCTGCGACCTTCAATGTTGGGGAGACGGTAGTTATCCTAGCCCAAGAGGAGTACCATAAAATTTTACACAAGAAAAGATCGCCAATGCCATTTGCAAACTATGAAGAATTTTAAAAAAGTAGTTATTACAGGAGTGACTGGTCAAGATGGAAGCTATATGGCTGACTATCTTCTAGAGAACACAGACTGCGAAATATTCGGCGCGATCCGAAGACTCAGCGTGGACAACCATATCAACATAGAGGGAATCAAAGATAACCCGCGTTTTCATCTAATAGAAATGGATCTGTGCGACTCCGAGAGTATTGAATGTTCCGTAAGGGAGATTCAGCCAGACTACTACATCAATTTTGCCGCAAACTCGTTTGTTGGAACAAGCTGGAAACTACCAGTCAATCATTTTCAGTCCAATACAATGGCAGTCCTTCATCAACTTGAGGCAATCCGCAAGCATGCGCCACATTGTCGCTATTACAACTCTGGGAGTTCGGAGGAGTATGGAAATGTTGCATACACGCCACAAGACGAGAATCACCCCCTTAATCCAAGAAGTCCATATGGTGCCTCCAAAGCTTCCGCAAGACATATTGTGAAAGTGTGGAGAGAGTCCTATGGTTTATTTGCGATACAGGGACATCTTTTCAACCACGAATGCTTAACCGCCCAAACTCCAGTTATATTAAAAAATAAAAATACTGGACTTATTGATATAAAGCCAATTAAAGAAATTGTTCCACATAGAACGAAACCAAATGGTACAAAAAAATATACATCCGTTAATGAATGTGAATATTTAGTTTGGGACGGAAATCGTTGGGAAGAAATCATTACCAGAACCGCTACTTGGAATGATCGTAAAAATGATAAAAAAGTTTTAAGAGTAATGGCTCGTGGTGGATTCTATGAGGCAACCGAAGATCATATTTCTTTTAAAAACGGCCAAATAGAAACCAAAACTAAAAGTTTAAAAATAGGAAACGAATTAGAACTAAAAAATTTGCCAGAACTAACCCAAAAATCATTAATAAGCCAAGAGGAGGCAGAATTTTTAGGGCTTATGTCTGCCGAAGGGTGGGTTTCCTCATGCGGGAAAGGCAGATTTACTAATAAGGACGAGAATCTATGTAATAAAATTAAAGACTTGTGGTCCAAATTATCCATTGGATATACATCTGAAAACATAAGTGAAAGCGGATATACTGGTAAAAAAGATATTAAAAATATCAATCTCCTTGGAGATGCTAATTATTTAAAATCAATTAAAAATCAATTATATACAAAATCGGAAGAAAAAAGAGTACCTCAAAAAATTCTTAATGCCGATAGAGAGACGATGCTTGCCTATCTGCGCGGTTACAATTATGGAGATGGACTCAAGGCTGGAAATCAAAATTCTGAATTTCAAGGTTTTACAACAAATTCTTATACATTAAGCGCGGGACTCTGTTATTTACTTCATCAGCTAGATTTTAGATTTGTACTATGCCCAGAAGAAAGGGGCGACAAGATTTATTTTAAAATAAATATAAACGTCAAAAACTCGCAAAAAGGCCACCACCTCAAAAAGAGCCTCAATGAAATAACTAAAATATCAAAACTTAATTATGAAGGCTGGCTTTTTGATTTAGAAACCACTTCTGGAACATTCTCTGCGGGTGTCGGATTTTCTTGGGTGCATAATAGCCCTCGTCGTGGAGTGGAATTTGTTACACGCAAAATCTCAATGGGGGTAGCAAGAATTAGGGAAGCTATAAGAAAAGGAGAGTCTTTTGAGCCTATTGAGGTAGGAAATCTGTATGCCAAGCGCGATTGGAGTCATGCCAAAGACTTTGTAAGAGGGATCTGGATGATGCTTAATCAGGAAACTCTCCGAAAAGAATCCGTTGCAATATGTAGCTTGAAAGAGTATGTCCTATCCTCTAATGAAACGCATACAGTAAAAGAATTTATTGAAATAGCCTTCTCAATTGCAGGATTGAAGGGCGAATGGGTGGGTGAAGGAGTAGACGAAAGGTACATCATGCCTTGTGATACACAGCAGGGAACAATTAATTTGGTTAAAATTAATCCAGATTTTTACAGACCAGCGGAGGTCGAGCTGTTACTTGGCGATTCCACAAAAGCGCGCACCGAACTCGGTTGGAAGCCAGACTACAATTTGGAGCAGTTGGTTAAAGAGATGGTAGACAACGACATAAAGCTGGTAAAAAACAAAGCAAATACAGATTGACAGACGGGCAAAGCCGATGTAATATGTATTCGTGACCAGTACAGGCAAATTTAATTATTTAGGAGAAAGATTCACGAAATCCTCTTTTAAGGCGGAGTTCGTGATGGCTTGCATACAGACAGAAGACCCGAAGGAGATAAATTGGCCACGCGAGATGAAAATTATGAACAAGCTTGCAAAAGCTGTCCCAAATTATCTGTTTTGGGATCACGCTAGGCCGACATTTAAACTCCCTTCTCTGGCATGGTTCCTGACAAAAAAAGGTAAAAAATACCTGAACGAAAAATGGCGTGATTTTAATCACAAAATGAAGGAGCCGGAAGCGCCGCCTATGCTAGAAGAGGATAAGGTAGGGCAAGACGGCGAAGTGGGAGAGAAAAAAATATTGACAATTTCAGACTTTTTAAAACAGAAAAAAACAGAGGAGTAAAATATGGCTAAAGAAAAAAATACAAAAGAAGAAGCAGATAAGAAAGGTGACCCAACGGTAAGTCTATTGTCAGGGTATCTTAAAGCGAACAAGGAAGATCACTATGGGGATATTTTGGAAAAGGATTTTCAAATTCCAACAGGTAGTTTGATTTTCGATATTGAGACGGGGGGAGGCATTCGGCCCTCTATTCTGAGAATGTCTGGAGTGAGCGGCGGCGGAAAAACAAGTTGCAGCCTTTCTATTCTTAAAAACTTCCTTGACGAACCAATCGGGCGCAGGGGCTTGTATGTCAAAGCGGAGGGGAGATTGAGCAGGGAAATTATTGAAAGGTCTGGAGTTAAATTCGTTCATAATCCAGAGGAGTGGGTTGATGGAACATGCTACGTCCTAAAAACTAATATCTATGAGGTTGCTGCCAATCTTATCCATGATTTGGTAAAGCATAACCCTAATGAGCTATCGTTCTTTTTTATTATTGATTCGATGGATGCCCTATTTCCAAAAGGTGATAAGGACAAACTCTTTGAAGAGTGCGGTAAGGTATCAGGAGGAGCAACTCTCTCCTCTCACTTCCTTCGCAAGATGTCTCTACCGTTCTCGGTGGGAGGTCACATCTGTAGCATGATCTCTCAGGTTAGGAGCGCGATTTCTATTAATCCTTACGCTAAAGCTGATCCCAAGCAGACAAACGCTTCTGGAGGTAACGCGCTCAATCACTATCCAGACTGGACGCTTGAGTTCCAGCCTCGCTATAAAGCGGATCTAATGTTCGATAAGAAAGATAATATCATAGGCCACTGGGCCAAGATCATCTTCCGTAAATCCCCAAACGAAAAGGACGGAAAGGAAATTCGATACCCTATTAAGCATAACCAGAAGTCTGGCAATTCAGTATGGAAAGAGTACGAAATTTTCGATATCTTAATAGCTTGGGAAATGCTAAAGAAAGGTGGGGCGTGGCTCACGCTATCGGATGATATTCATGCGGAGCTAACAGCGGTATGCCCTGAGTTTCCAAAGATGGTTCAAGGTCAGGAGAAATTTATTGAAACTCTTGAGGCCAACCTTGCCGCCACGGAGTATCTATTTAATAAATTTAAGAAGCTCCTTGCGCAGCCAGTATGACAATAATCCCAAACATAAGCGGGAAACCTCGCTCGGTCAACTTGGCAAAATACAGAGTTGACTGGGCAAGTAAAAGGGCGAGCAACGCGCAGTTCAAGGCGAAGCAGTTCTTCAAGCAATTTTGGTATGCTGATCAGGTTCTAGAGGAAATGGTTATCCCCGGCACGAGGCTAAGGCTCGATTTGGTCAACCTAACCAAAAAAATTGTTGTGGAGGTTTCTGGAGCGCAGCACGAAACGTTCGTCAAATTTTATCATAAAAACAGATTGGGTTTTTTAAAGTCAGTAAAGAGGGACTTCAAAAAGATAAATTGGGTCGAGAAGCATTTGTGCTTTACTTTCCTCGAAATATACGATACAGAAGTAGATGACCTAACGGTGGACGGCATAGAAAAGAAGTTTGGTATTAAAATTTATTAAATAAAATGAAAAAAGAAAAAGAATTCGAAAACGAGGGAGATGATGGATTTGTCATCAGCGATGCGTTTTTTAGCGAGCTAAACGAAATGAGCGGCGGTGGCTATCTTATTTTCATCTTAGATGACGATGGAACGCCTGTCATCTACGAATCTTTTGACACCAGAGCTTACGAGAGCTTGGTGAAGTCATTTGCTTCCGATTGGTTGGAGGCAGACCGAGAGGTTCGCAAAGACATCCTCAAGGATGAGATTTCAGACCAGTGGTTTAATTTCGAGGGGGGTATTGAAGACGGGAGCGACGAAGATGGCTTTTAATCCTAACCCCAACCACCTGATTTATAGCCCAACTCTGGAAAAACACGTAATCGCGGGTTGCTTCAAATACCCGAAGATGTTTTACGAGATTGAGACGTTCGTTCATGAAAATGACTTCGTTTATGATCTTTATTCCACGGTTTTTGCCGTGCTAAAGAATCAAATTCATAATCAGGACTCGGTAGACCCCTTTATCGTTACGGAAAAGATCAAGAATCTTGGAATCTCCTTTAAGAGCGGGGAAGATATTGACAGCATGCTCCGCAGCTTATCATTGATCAAATTGTCGGAAAAGGGATTTATTGAGGCTTGTCGTGACTTGAAGAAAACGACCGTGCGTCGAGAGATTTTCGATACTGCGACCAAAATCCAAGATGTGATGAAGGCGAAGAATGACGCCTCTTATGACCAGCTTATCGCAGAAGCAGACGCCATCTATAACAAAAAAATTTCATCCTATGACCTAGTCGAAGATCCCCAAAACGTATTCGATGACATGCAGGAGATCATGGAATCATTGGGGAATAATCCTGTTGACGAGTCTGGCTTCTCCACTCCATATCCTGACTTTAATAGGCTTTACGGAGGTCTAAGGCCCAAGAATCTTTACGCCTTTACTGCTCGTGCTGGTCAGGGAAAAACCACCTTTCTTACAGATATGTGCTATCGTGCATGTAATACGGTAACTGCCAATCTCGATAAAAATATCCACTGTCTCTATCTAGATACAGAAATGGAAAAACTTGACCAGCAGAAGAGGCTTTTGGCATCAATCTCAGGTGTGCCGTTCTGGTATATCGACACAGGCCAATGGAGAAAAAATCAGGAAATGGTAGAAAAGGTTCGCGCAGCATGGCCTATCATTAAAAATTATCGCTTCCATCACATGAAGGTAGGCAACAAGCCCGTCAACGAGGTTATCTCCATGGCTCGCCGCTGGTATTATTCAAAGGTTGGTCGCGGAAATAACGCCATTCTCTGTTACGATTACTTAAAGATGACCGGAGAGGGAACGTCGGACTCTTGGAAGGAGTATCAGGTCATTGGAGATAAGACAGACAAGTTAAAAAAGCTAGCGGAAGAACTTGAGGTTCCAATCCTTACGTCGACGCAGCTTAATAGGACTGGAGAAAACCAGAATCGTCGCGCTGGCGGCTTTACGGATGATGCTTCAGCAATCGCGCTTTCCGACCGTCTACAATGGTTTGCCTCATATGTAGGTATTTTTAGGCGCAAAACTCTTGACGAGATAGAATTAGACGGAGAGGACAATGGAACGCATAAGCTCGTAACAACGAAGAGTCGTTTCCAAGGTAAAGAGGCTGCTGGGCATCATGACCTAATCCAGAGAGAGATCGACGGAGAAAGAAAGTATGTTGCTAACTATGTATCATTTGATGTAAAAAACTTTGGAGTTGAGGAGAAGGGGAGTTTAGATACGCTCATCAAACGAGGCGGCTTGCAATTTCAAATATTTGATAACGAGGGGAGGGTTGTTAATAATGAGCCAGAAAACCTACTTTAATCCATCCACAGAGCAGATGCGTGAAATACTTACGGAGCTAGGCTTCAAGCTTAACGATGAAGGTAAAGATTGGCGTTGCGCTGCAATCCATCGTGATGGCGACAACGAAAGAGGTATTCGCATTAATAAGATCACTGGGGTTTGGCAGGATTTCTCCGTTGGCGAGTTTGGCTCATTTTTCCAATTGGTGGGCAAAGCTAAGGGTTTTAAGAATAAAACCGTTAAGCAGATTATTGAGGCTATCGAAAGCGAACAGAGGAATAATCACTCAGAAGTCGCCTACCCTCTCGAAAAGATAAGCTGCCCAAAAATATTTGACCCAAGTTTGCTTGATAAACTTAAGCAGGATCACAGCTACTGGATCAACAGGGGCGTAAAAGAGGAAACTATTAAGTTGTTCAAGGGGGGGCTTTGCACATCGGGAAATATGAACGGCAGATATGTATTTCCAATCTTTGACGAAAATAGCATCATAAGAGGATTCTCTGGCCGCGCTGTTTACGACAACCCAAAAATTAAGTGGAAGCATTTTGGCAGCAAGACAACTTGGGAGTATCCATTATTTGCCTCACGCGAAGAGGTGGAAAAAGAGGGGTTCGTTGTAATTATAGAAAGCATAGGGGACATGCTGCGCCTCTGGGACAATGGTGTAAAAAACACTCTGGTCACATTTGGGCTTGACGGGCTTAGCAACATTAAATACAAACTCCTAGAGCTTGATCCGCAAAAGATTTCAATATCCTTCAATGATGACAACGTTGGAGCGAAATTCAATGGAAAGGGTAATGAGGCCTCAGTAAGGTTTGCCAGAGACTTGGTTTTTAGCCAACTTTTCGAGAGGGAGCAGATTAAAATTTTACCGCCGAGCAGTAATGACTTCGGGGTAATGACAGATGAACAAATACAATTATGGCACCAGAAAACAAAAAAGAAATTACTTACCTAAGTGCATCTAAAAAGGATTGGCGCGGAATTCCACAATATATTTATTCTTGTGTATAAGTCGTATATATGAAAATAAAAAAACAAGAAGATGTTGCTGCCATGGTTGCCATGTATAATTCAGGCTTCTCTATGGAGAAGATAGGGGAAAAAATGCGCGTCTCTAGCTATATTGTAAAAAAGTCCCTGCAAAATAAAGTAGCGTTTCGTGCGCAGGGTTCATGGGCCAGAAAATATACGTGCAATAGTGATTTTTTTGATAAAATCAATACGCAGGAAAAAGCTTACTGGTTAGGTTTTTTATATGCCGACTGTTACGTAAGAGAGGGAGGAATTCAACTTCTTCTCAAGCAGTCAGACCAAGATCATGTAAAAAAATTCAAACATGCCATAAAGGCGACCAACCCAGTAGAATTGCGCTCAGATAAGGTTAAATACAAAAACGGACAGACTGGAATTCAACATACGGCAAAGCTAAGAATCTCTGACGTGAAGATGTCAAAAGATTTGCAAAAACTTGGTTGTTTTATTAATAAAACGCACAAATTGAGTTTCCCAACGGAGAATCAGGTTCCAGACAGATTAGTTAAACATTTTATGCGCGGATATTTTGACGGAGATGGCTCCGTTTGGCAGTGCGAATCTTCCCGCAGCAAAAAGTTTGGAGCCTCTCTAACTTCTACCAATGAATTTATTTTAAAATTTAAAAAGAAGTTGAATAAATTGACTAATTCAGAAATAGGCCAAATAAGTTTTCATAAAAATTCTAATTTTAGCATTTTATCTTTTAGTAGCGTTGACTCGTTTAACATTCTGAGGGATTTCTTTTATAAGGACTCTGAGGTTCATATGGAGAGAAAATTCAGTAAATTTAAGCAGTTTCCGTCTACGACTCTGCGACATGCTCTGCGAGATACGCTAAACAAAATTATGGAGCATTTTGACGAGGGGGGCGAGTTGTCAACCAAAGATATTATGAAAAGATTAAGTGTCAAATTAAATAAAGCGCAGATGTTGGTTAAAAAACTTGTAGGGGAAAATAAAATTGAACAAGTTGGATACAAATGCCGCTACGCAAAGATTTATAGAAAAAAAATAACAAATGGATAACAATAAACCGACTGTCGCACTTTCCGCCTCCAAGATTAAAACACTTCAAACCTGCTCTTGGCTGTATCACTGCAATTATGAAATTAAACTCCCTCAAGGCAGTAATGATGGGGCGAGGAGGGGATCGTGCGTGCATGAAATTCTAGAGCTTTTGACAAAAAACCGACACAAAAAATATATAGATTTGATAGCGTCAGCTGAGCAGCCTTGCGAGGTAAAAGCTATAGAAAAATTAATGACTGCAAAATTTAAAAAACTCGAACTCGAAAAAGTAGAACCGGTCAAGCCGCTAAGCGGAAAAGTTTCCAATGAGACAAACTGGGATTGCGTGTGGAACATGCTCAAATTTACGATACAAAAAGAATACCTAGATATTGGAGATAAAAAAATTATTCATTCCGAATATGAATTTGACATGGAAAATGAATCTCCACGCTATAAAGTAAGAGGGTTTATAGACAGGCTATCCGAAGAGGATGGCGTGATAGAGATTTTGGATTTCAAAGGAAGCGCGCGCAAATTTAAAGGAGATGAAGAGTCGAGCAACGTACAGGCTATGATATACTCGTTGGTGGCAAGAAAAATATGGAAGCATTACAAGAGATACAGGGCTAATTTCTTTTTTATGAGATTCAAAAAAGACCCGTATCAATGCAATGAATTTTCAGATGAGGAACTTAAAGGGTTTGAATCGTATCTTGAATATGTCACCGAAATCATTGAAAACTTCGACAGCAAAACTGCGGTGTCGAACATGGCCTCAGAATCAAAAGAGAAGTCATGGCTTTGCGGCAGGGGCAAATGGCAGTGTCCGTATAAAAAACCATTTTTTTTCTTTGTCGTAGAGGATGAGGCAGGCAAGCAGCTTTCATCGCACCTTTCCCACAAGGAGGCCGAGGAGGCTGCTTTAAAAATAAAGGATAAAAAGGTGAATATCGAAATGAAGCATTATCATGGATGCCCAAGCTGGAAAACGCTTGACAGCGACGAAAATCCGTTTTAAACTGCAAAAAGTGAACATACTTCCATTTTTTAAATCTCATTACTCCATCAACAAGAGCATCCTAACTCTTGACAAGGATCATGCCTCAAACAACGGCCCAAAGTCGATCATCAAGTTGGCGCAAGACTACGGGGTTTCTGACCCATTCTTGGTGGACGATAATCTATCAGGATTTCTTGAAGCGTACTACAACGCAAAAGATGCGAACGTAAAGCTCAACATGGGCGTCAGGATTACGGTCTGTGATGACATGGACAAGAAGGATAAGGAGAGCTTAAAAAACGAATCCAAATATATCATCTTTTTGAAGAAGTCCAAGGGATATGACACGCTTTTTAAGATTTATTCTCACGCATCAACAAAAGGGCTTTATTATATCCCTCGCATAGACATGAAAACTTTGGAGTCTATGTGGTCAGACGATCTAGCATTGGGGGTGCCATTCTACGACAGTTTTCTGTTTAAAAATCATTTCACGATCTGCAATATTATCCCTCCCCAGTTCTGGTGCGAGCCAACTTTTTTCATCGAACAAAACGGACTGCCATTTGATGAGCGCTTCGGTGAAAGTTTAAAGGCGTATTTGGATACGGCTGGCTTAACTGCGCCGCTCCCCTGCCAGTCCATCTTTTATGAGCAGAAGGATGACTTCTTGGCTTATCTTACCATGAGATGCATCGGGAAACGCACTACTTTACAAAAACCAAATCTAGATTTTATGTGCAGCGACCAGTTCTGCTTAGAATCATGGGAGGAAAAATGCAAGACGAACTAATACGATTTGATAAAACTAGTAAGTTTCTCTTTCTCGATTTCGAGACTGAGGGGCTTTGCCTTAACCATAGATTCAATAAGCCTTGGCAGATGTCTCTTTTGAAGTCGGTTAACGGTCAGAAGGTAGGCTCGCAGGAGGTGTGGATTAAGTGGCCGAAATTCAAATTTTCCAAAGGCGCAAGAATGCTGGCCCATTCATTTAGTGAATCTAAAATGGAGCAAGATGGCATCTCCCCCAAGGCAGCGCTTGCAATTTTAGACAAAGCCCTGTCGGAAACAGATTACCTTATCGGCCATAACCTGCTAGGCTTCGATGTTTTCATCATCAAAGCTATGTATGAGGCTTGCGGACAAAAAATGCCCAAGCTGCCAACTATCATAGATACTTTCCCCATTGCCAAGGGGGTTATAAATAATCTGCCCTACAAGGCTGGCGAGGATTTCTATTTTTACCAATACAAGCTCATCAATGAGATCATCAAAGGCTCAAAAACAAGCCTTTCCGCGCTCGCCAAATACTATAATATTGAAATAGACGAGGGTAGATTGCACGATGCGACATACGATTTAAGTTTAAATTTAGCTATATGGAACAAACTCAAATTTCAAATTCAATTGTAAGTTTTACGTCTAACTTTGAGAAGTTGGATCTGCCACTCTACGGGGTGCGCTGCCCAAAGATCGAAGTGGATAAAAAGTTTCTCGATTCTATCGGTATTGATAGTTTTGAAGATAATCATGATCTTCTGCGCCAACTTTGTAATGCCAGCTTCAAACGGCATATGCCGAAGTGGAAAGAGATGGGCTACGATATTGAGGAATATAAGGCGAGAGTGCGCCGCGAGGTGGAAACACTCAACAAGCTAGGCTTTGTTGACTACATCCTAATTATTTGGGATGTGTTTAACTTCTGCAAGAAAGAAGGAATCCCTGTCGGCCTTGGTCGAGGAAGCGCGGCATCGAGCTTGGTTCTATATCTTTTGGGGGTCACAGGTGTAGACCCTATTAAATATAAGCTGCTGTTTGAGAGATTCGTTTCTGATACACGAGCTAAAAAGACGGTTGTTGACGGTGTCACTTATTTGGACGGAAGCATGTTGGCGGATATTGATAGCGACATTTGCTACTATCGCCGCCACGAGGTTGTTAAATATCTGGACAAGAAATATCCAAACCGAACCTCCAAGATGCTTACGGTATCCACCCTCTCTGGAAAGGCTCTTATTAAAGATTGCGGAAAGATCATCGGTGAAAAAGATGAGAGCGAGATGAATAAAGTCACCTCTCTTTTCCCGTCAAAATTCGGCAAGGTCGCGGAGGTTGAAGAGGTGTACGCCAACGTACCAGAATTCACAACTTGGGCGGACGAGAATAAGCTGGTATACTCAATCGCTTGTAAATTAAAAGACCTTATTAGAAATAAGGGGGTGCATGCTTCGGGAACGCTCGTCGGCTTTAATGAGTTGACGCAGACTACTCCAGTAGAGCTTTCTGCGGACAAGGAGACTGTCTCTGGATTCACTATGGACTGGGCTACCAAGGTTAATCTTAAACTTGACTTGCTTGGCTTGAAATCAGTATCTGTCATCGCTGAGGTCGAAAGGCTTACAGGCGTAAAATACATGGAGGTGGACTTGGAAGATTACGATACAATCTACGCGCACCTACAGGATTTGAAGGCCGCAAAGGGTATTTTCCAAATTGAGGCAGACACCAACTATAAGGTGTGCCGCGAGGTTAAACCTAAGAACCTTGACCAGCTTGCGGCTGTGGTGGCCATCGCACGTCCCGGCGCATTAGCTTTCACCAAGCAGTACGCAGACTACGCACAGACGGGGGTATTTCCAGAGAGCTTCCCACAGATCGACGAGATTCTAAAAGATACAGGCGGCGCAATTCTTTACCAAGAGAGTCTTATGGCCATTGGAAACAAGGTCTTTGGCTTGAGCCTCAACGAGTCCGAAACCCTTCGTAAGATCGTGGGCAAAAAGAAAGTCGCGGAAATGCCTAAATGGGAACAGGTCATTAGGGATAACGCCAAGAGGCTTAAACTCCCTGACGAGGTCGCTGATTTTTACTGGAAGGCTCTTGACGAAAGCGCAAACTATTCCTTTTGTAAGTGTCTATCGCCAGAGACAATTGTACAAAAAGACAGTTTGGAATATGTGCCAATGTGCGAGGTAAAAAAAGGGGACAAAATTCTCAGCTATAACCCAGACTCCGAAATGGATGAGAGCGTGGAGGTCATTGATATAATGCACAATTCTACTGAAATGTTTGAATTTGAAATGGAGGACGGCAGGACAATAACATGCTCAATGGAGCACAAGTTCATGTGTGAGGACAAAAAAATGAGAAAAATTTCAGAAATTTTAAGGACAGGCGAGAAAATTATGTGTATAGAATGAGCGCATTAAAACTAGATTCTACGCGAACCATCCCAGTTTGTATGTTTGAAACATGCCTAATAGACGGCAGGACAAGAAAACAAATATGTGATCTTTTTCCAGCACGAAATGGAGGGGCGTATTATTTAGACAAATTCTGCAATCATCTTAAATATAATCATCAGACAAGCTTGATCAGTTATTGTGAGCGCTATTTTAATTTCTCATGGCCTACATGTCCGGTTAAAAAAACAAAGCTGGGCTATTGTATTAGCGGGAAGGGCGTAAAAATATCAGAATATTCACTGGGTAGTGTAAATAAGAAGAATTGCGCCAAATTTTCAGATGGGTGCAAAAGATTATCCGAAGAAAGAAAGGGCAGAGGGAATCCTATGTATAAAAAGACCCTTTGGAATAAGGGTAAGAATTATGAAATACCTTCCAGACAAGGAAAACCACTTTCCGAGATGCATCGCGCAAGCTTAAAAGAGGCCAGAGCAAAAAGCCCATATAAAGCTAGACATACAACCCCACACTCGGAACAGACAAAGAAAATCTTAGCTATTCGTCAGGCTGAAAAATATGCAGCGGGGATTTTTAAGCGCAGAACAGGTATAGAAATAAAAGTCGAACAATTTCTATCAACATTAAAATTAAAAGAAAGTTATATAGAACAGCATCAGGTCAAATATTTTACATTGGATTTCGCTTTACAAAATGGCAAAGTAGGCATAGAGTGTCAGGGTTCATTCTTTCATATTGATCCAAGAGTTTATCCGAACGGTCCAATCTGTGCTGTTCAAAGGCGAAATTTTGGAAGAGATAAGGCTAAAAGGAAATATTTAGCCAAGAGAGGTTGGACGATTATAGAACTTTGGGAAACAGAAATAAACAGCGGAGAATTTAAAGAAATACTATTGTGCAAGCTATCGGAATTAAATCTGTTAGAAGACTAGGACAACAAAACTCTATTGATTTTGAGGTCAATAGCAGATTTCATAATTTTTATGCGGAGGGCCTTGTTACCTCAAATAGTCACGCTGTAAGCTATAGCGCGATGGCTGCACTGACCGTCTTTTACAAATTCAACTATCCAAAGGAATTCTTCTTGGCTCTGTTGAGAATGGCCAAGCATGAAAGTGACAGCCTGACAGAGATTGCTGCGATTTCACGAGACATGGGGGATTTTGGCATTGAGCTTCTTCCCCCTGATTTAAATAAGAGCGGCGAGGACTTCGAACTAGAGGGCAATAATATCCGATTTGGATTATCCGCAATCAAGGGTATCAGTACCAAGATTATGTCAAAGTTCTCTGGATTCAAAGACAAGCATGCCTCGCGCATCGACCTCTTCCTTTCCGCAAAACAGGCAGGAATCTCCATCGGAGTGCTTTCCGCCCTCATTCAAGCTGGCGCAATCGAATCACTTCACAATCGTTCTCGCAGCTACATGGTTCTTGAGGCTCAAACTTGGAATATTCTCAAGGATAGGGAGAAATTGCTCGTGAAAGACCTTATCGAATCAGGCGAGTGTAGGGATGTATTGTCGTGCATCAAAAAACTCAATGAGGAGATCAAGAACGACAAGGGCATGCCGCAAATCAAGGATAGTCGATTCTCCACGATCAAGCGAGATTACGAGAAATATAAATCCATTTATTTGATGAACAGTCGAAACGAGGATCTTGCGAATTACTTCTATGAGAAAGAACTACTTGGTCGTTCGTATAGCCAATCTCTCTCCTCTATATTCAGCAAGAAATGCGAAAAGTTGATGTCTATCAAGGAGTTCCAAGAGGAACTGAACCCGAATGAAAAGGGTCTTATTGTGGGCGTGGTATCTGAAAAGGTTTCTAAAACCTCCTCAAAGGGCAACCCCTACATCAAATACACAATCCACGACGAGAGCGCGCAGATTGACTGTTTTATCTTCTCCACGGCACATTCCGACAAAATTGGACTGATCCGTGAGGATAACGGCGGCAAACTTCCAGAGGAAAAGGATATTGTTGTACTCAAGGGTATGCGAAAAGACGAGACTGCCTGCTACGTTGACAAACTTGGCATCCAAAGCTCCAAGATCTTTATGAAATTGAAGGACTTAAAGGATGCAGAGGAGACTTCAGATGAAAATAGTTGAAATATTTTGGAAAAAATGAATTTTGGTGTGTAGTATCTGTTATATGAAACAGCATGAAGCAAAATATACGCAGCGCACAGGTTGGCCGAAGGCCAATTTGGTGAGTTCGTCTGCGTTTATTCTGCTCCAAGGGAGAAATAACCCCATGACGAAATAAGAGGCTCAAAGTACACAGGATAAACAACTTTTGGGCCTCCGAAACGAGGTCTTTTTTATTTTTTAGAAAAAAACTACTTGACGAAAAACCAAAACGCAACTACAGTCACGACATTCAAGAACGAAACGATTAAAAACGAATTAAAAAAAAGAAAAAAGAAAAAAGAAAAAACCACTTGACGAAAATTAAAAATCACGGTAAAGTGGCAAAACGATAGAGACAGCACCGAGTAAAAAGAAAATTTCGAAAAGTGTTGACAAAAAAGAAAATTTTGATAGTATAAGAAAATAATAAACAATTTTAGACAGTTTGAGGAAGTCTTAGAAAGTAAGTTCTCTTCCACGCAGTAAAGAACTACCCACAACAGCCCGACACACTCCTACGGGTAGAATAAGGATAAGACCTTACTTAAGTATAAGGCATAGGAACACCGTAATGGAAACATGGCGACCTCTTTCTCTGTCGATTAGCGAGGAGCAACAATGAATATGAAAAAGTTAAACAAATTCGGAATCCATTATAATAGACAAGATTATCGTCAGGAATATCTACGAAGTGAAAGTTGGAGAGCCAAGAGTTCGGATACATTAGCGCGTAATCCTATATGTATGATCTGTGATACTGAAAACCTGTTGACAAACTGGTATGCAATCTCGTTAAATTAATTTCATTCTAAAATGTTCTCTCCAAGGGAATTTGGCTCGGAAACTTCTAATTTCTAATGGACGGCTCAACTCCGTCAGGGAACACCATTTTACAATTCTTTTGCTCTTTGGCAGGGCTTAGATTGAAATTTATCTTTTGACCTCCAAGGATGCTTGTCAGGATTCTCTTTTAAATACTTCTTGCGAATTTCCGACAATCGAATTTTTTCTTCTAGTGATATTTTCCTTGGTGGTTCTTTCTTGTAAGAGACGTTTAGATTTTTGCACCATCTGGCAATGGTGGCCTTTCCGCGATTAAAAAATATTGCCCATTCCGCAAGGGTTTTTTCAGATGAGTGCTCTTTGAGATGAGTTAGGTCGATTGTGTTGTCCGTATACTCAATATTACACTTAAACCGCAGGAGCGGTTCGAATATTTCAACAATTTTCCGTAGTGGCTGGTCGGGAGGCAGGTCTTTCCCCTCTGGATGCGGAAATTAATCTCGTCCACAAAGTTTGTCGATTAGTGTGTTTGTATGTGGAATTGAAGTAGATAAAAAACATCGACTTTGACGGAAACTGCCGCCTTCTATTTCGGCACTCCGTTGAAACCATGACAAAGCTCGCGAGGAAAACATGGTAGAAACTTGAGAATTTATGGGGGTTGTTCAGCGTAGCGGTCTGTAAAACCGATGTCCAAAAATAAGCGTTGTGGTCAGACGAGAGGTTCGATTCCTCCTACCCCCACCAATAATCTCAGACCCTATAATGAAATACCGAGCGTGATGTTAACGAATCGGTTGATGGGATCGGAAATGTAACATATACACCGAAGCTGAGTGGTGTGGAGAGCAGCGTGAAACTCCTGATAGGCTATACGATGGCCGAAGTAGCATTAAGATAATGCGCCACACCAAACCTTTTGTAAATTTCGGCTCATGGTAGAGCGAGAAGCGGCAAAGCACAACTACTTGTTGGAAGAGAACGTTGCCAGTAACCGCACGTAAGTCGCCATGCGTTCCAGTTCCAAGTCTGTGGGTTGCAACCTGCAAAGATTATGTCAAGACTAAAAGGACATGCCGAAAACTTTTTATGCTCCTATAGTGTAGTGGTCAGCACGGAAGATTTTCAATCTTTAAGGTGGGTTTCGATTACCCATAGGAGTGCCGAGGATTGGTCGCACCAATCAGATTTCAGGGGATTTCGAGGTAGCCTGAACCAGAATAACAAAAATGCTCGACCAATTTATATTGCAGATTAGAGTATGGGTAACTCGGTTGGCTCATAACCAATAGCAACGGATTCAAACGCCGTATCTGCTACCAATTTAAACACTAGTTAGTAGCGGTGGTCAGTTTTTGCCTTTAGTGGAGCAAACGTCCTTAAATCGACTCTCGCCCTCGCAGAGTTCGCTACTCACCTGAGTAAATACGTCAGCCGATGAGAACTTATGATACTAGTAAATCTAAGTGCTAAAATCTGATTGGTGTTTAAACCTTTATGGCTCTCTAGCTTAATGTAAAGCAATCGTTTCATACGCGATTAGATTTCCGGTCGATACGGAAGAGAGCTACCATTACCACATAGCAGTCCGGTAATCCCGAATAGACAATACGGTTCGGGTTTAATGTGCGTAATCACTTTTTATCCTTCGGTAGTTTAACGATAAAACCCCTCGCTTATAACGAGTTTAGCGGTAGATTTCCGCGCAATGCAGGTTTGAATCCTGCTCGAAGGACCAATTTAGACTGTAGTTCAGCGGTAGATCGCAACCATACTATGTGGGAAAATACTCCTAAAAAGCGTATGGCTCTGATGACACAGGTTCGAATCCTGTCAGTCTAATAATTTCTAACGTTAGTTAAGTCATGGTGATAGACGAGTAAGAATAGGTCGAATTAGGAGGCATTCTATTAGACTGATAAGAAGACTCCCATATGAAGGGTTTCGACTTTCTGAATGGAACGAATTCGTGAAATCCACTGTGCAAATTAAACGCTTACGGGACCGCCAGCGTGGTCGCCCGACTTGGGATCGGGATATTCAGCAGAGGGCAGCACTCTGGTAGGCGACATAGAGTGGGTTTCCAATTTCTCACATCTTACAAAAATTGGTGGTGGAGTCTCTACCGCGAAATCGGTACGGCCCAAGCTGGCAACTTGCTCTAAAGTTGCATATTAGCCCTTCGTAGGCCATGAGCGAGCCGCAACCCTTAGAAGGTTGTGTATGTAGTTGCAACCACTACCGAAGGGACCATTTTAGCCCGTTTAGCTCAATGGGAGAGCCAATAGTTGATAATTATTAGACGGTGGATCGAAACCATCAATGGGCATAGTTTATGGGTGCGTGACGGGAATGCATACCTAGTTGGTCGAGAGCCAACTGCTTGTGAGGTCGAGACTCACCGCGCCCACCAAGTCTGGATGGCTACTCAGTATCAAGACGGACTTCATAAATGTCTACCAATCTGAGATCGTTTCTGAGTTTGTGATAATCATTAACTTAGCGTAACCCTATTTGCGAAAGAGGAAACACCTTAAATAGAAAACAATTTAACCTAGAAAAAACGGGTGACGAGTCCCGTAGTCGGCACTGGTCGGCTGGATGGTAAGTATCATAGTCTAAGTTATTCACCAATGCGATAGTCGGATAGTGGTTCATTCCGCCTCTCTTCCAAAGAGGTTTATGGTCGTGGGTTCGAATCCCACCTGTCGCACCAATATGCCAGTAGCAACTTGCAAGTTTATCGGCTTCATGGGCTGATAATGCTGGCACCAATTTGTGGTCATTGAGGGGAATAAATTATCGTGGGGGTTACGAACCACTATAAATAAATAAGTAATAAAAAGGTGTCTATTCAACGACCTGAGCCACAAAAAATTTCAAAACCTAGATAAGACAACTTACCGAGCCGCTTACTCATCGGACAAAGACGTAAAGTGGTGGGTGCCACTTATCAGGTATTAGCTATGCCTCCTGTCCGGTCGCATAGCTTGAATTAATTTCGAAGCTCCCCGCGAAGGAGTCCTAGTTCGGAAAAGCATCCTCCTTGTATGCTGTAAAAGGGTGAGAATCCCAACGGGCCAATACAATTTTTGCATCATTAGTTTAGTGGTAAAACTTTTGCCTTCCAAGCAGAGTTCGTCGGTTCGATTCCGACATGATGCTCCATAAAAGCGTGTGGCGCGATAAAGCGCGTAAAGTCGCCAGCGTGTAGGTAACATGCGGATAACTACACCAACAGACCCGCCTCTTGTGGGTTAAAATCCTATCGCGCTTACCAATTTAAAGAACGTGGCGGAAGTCAAACGCTTTCGTTTAAGTCCTCTATAGCTCAGAGTAGAGCATCGGCATTGTCCGAAGGTCAGAGAAGTAACGAACTCTTAGATGCAAAGACAACGAAGACACAAAAGCTTAGTGTGAAAAGTCCAAACCTTTTCCGTTCTTTAATTATTTAAGAGATTCAGATTGTTTTACAATTTGCTTACATAATAAAATAAGCTCGTCGTAAAGTAAATCTTGTTTAATTCTATTGGCTTTGTTAGAAGTTAGTCCGCAATTTTCTAGGGAGGAGTCTCCTCCGCGAGATGTAGGAATAATGTGATCTAATGAATAATCTTCTGGTTTATCTAAATCTATCAATTCCCCAGTCAAATAACATTTTGGGACAGGGCCGATTTTATTTAAAAGATCCTTTAGAGTAAACCGAATTATTTTAGGTCTGGTTTTACTTTTCGGATTGCCTCGATAGAAGTCTGACATCTTAGTAACCAATGGGTTTCTTTTGCGATAATTTTTATACGCCTGACTCATTGACTTTTTTCGGTTTGGACTAAAATGATAAATTAAAGTCCACTTAGATATTTGAAGTTCATCGGAAATTTCCTGATAAGTTTTTCCGTTTTCTAACATTTTTATTATTTTTTCTTTGTCCATATGCAATACTTACACTTGTAAGACAGTAATGTGAAACTTGCAATGGATATATTAAATGGGGTTGTAGCATAAGAGGAAGTGCGCTTGTTTTGCAAACAAGAGTGTGTGATTTCGAGCATCATCAACTCCACCATTTATTTATCGCTACTGAGCAGGAACGGTGACAGGCACGAGACTGAAAATCTTGGGAACTCGGTTCGACTCCGAGAGTAGCGGCCAATGAAAACATGGTAGGCTCTATGCAGACCTCCGGTAAAATCCGGCGTGTTGGGTTAGTCGATAAGACCCTCCAATTTCCCGAATACCAAGGCGGGTTCCGCTGACCAGATCCAGTGTGGTAGCTACTCAGGCGAGATAGCGATAACGAGATGCGTAAAAAGCCCTTAACGGTTGCAATCAGTGAGCCACAAAAAAGGTTAGTTATTCGGGATTTAAATTTTCACAAAACCTAGATCGGGGTATACAAACGACGAAGTTGCGCTAGTAGGTCGCTAAAATACGCTGTGCGGTAATAGGATAATGTAACGCAATACAGAAAGCTAGAAGTTAGGGGAGGCAACTCTCAGTCCTTTTAGTCCTTTGTGAAAAATTTTGAGAGCAGCATTAACTTGCTTGAAATGGGTTAAGTCCTAAACTCTCATGGTGTGCAGACCTATCCTGTAATAGTAGCAATCCTCTACGAATTCGGCTCGATAAGAGTATGGATAAATTTTATAGGTTAGAGTATCAACAGCATGATTACCTCTCTGTCGAAGAGGATCGAGCGGGGCAGCACCCGTCTAACCTGCCAATTTAAATACATGGGTGGAGGAATGGTAAACTCAGCGGGTTGTTACCCCGCCTTTCGAAAGAAAATTGAACGTTCAAGTCGTTCTCCATGTGCCATATAAGCCAACGTGACCGGAATTGGTATCGGCCCGTTTTTGTAAATCGGTATGGGGAAACCCTTTGCAGGTTCGACGCCTGTCGTTGGCTCCAATAATTTATGCAATCGTCTGTTAGCGGCAATACAAACTGACTTTTAATCAGTCGCCCATTTGGGCTTCGAGAGTTCGAGTCTCTCCGGTTGCAAATCTTCTAAGTTAATATATTCTTTTTCATACCATAATTCAAATGAATACCCATGTTTAAGATATTCTTGACGTTTATCTATCATATTTTGGTAATCTAGGGTATATTTACTTTTCACCTCAATTATTTTATTATACGCTGGAAGATAAAAATCTGGAATTGCTACTCGATTCATCAGTTTTTGAGAATCCCAATAAACGATGCGTAATCCTTCTACCTCATAATCTATTTTTTGTTCATCAAAAATTTTGGCTAATTCTAATTCGTAAGATGATCTATAAAAAACTCGCTTGTTGTTCCATGTAGTATGGAACCCATGCTTATATCTTAAGCAGGATGGTGGTGTTTGCCTGCCAGATATTAGTGCGTTATTATGAGATTGAGATAAGTTTCTAAAACCTATACCAAGGCACGTTAACAATTTAGATAAATTTCCAACATTATTGTGGTTATATTTGTCGCAGATTTGTTGTAGAGATAGCTTTCGATCCCAGTAATCTTCTCGTAGCATTAGGGAAACACGATCAAATTCGCGATAAGCGTCAACGCTCCCCAGTGTGGTGAGATCAAACCCAAAGTATTTATTTAGCCCTTTAAATAATTGAGGGCTTTTACAGATTTCCTTACGCTCACATTCAGATTTCCCACAAATATTACATTTTCTTATTTTTGCATTATATTGTGCTGCTTTTCTCACTTTTCGTAACTTCCTACAGCCAGAACATATTTTTTTCCCCATATTTTTTGAATATAATAATATGTCCGCGCCACATTTTATACAGTTGCTTGATATTTTTGGTGCATGCGCGTTGCTATATATGGCAGCACAGGAGCGTGAACAAAATAAGTGTTTGCTTTTTTTAACCTGACATATCGGGCGCGTAAACTTACTATCACATACCTCGCATGAATATTCTTGAGCGGTTGTTTTTCGTTTCGTATCGCAAAGTCTAGAGCATATATCGCTTTGAGAACCGCTTATTATCGAGTGGTATATATTCTTTTTAGTTCTTTGAAATACTTTATGACAAGCATCACATTCTAAATTCAACAGCGTTTTTTGTGCAGCATTTTGGTATTCAGATTCGGTATAAAGTTTCATATATGTATAATTACACTTATCAACTCCTTTTGGGAGCATCTTTCTATTACCACCGGACCCACCATTTTACGTAAAAGAAATTCCTCTTTCCATTCGGGAATAGGTGGAAAGTGATAAGGAGGGGTAAAAGTCCCAACCTTCCCACATTTTAGTATGGTCTTATCATCCAACTGGCAGGATTCCCGTCCGATTAACGGGGCATGATTGGGTTCGAATCCCTCTAAGACTACCATCAGTCTGCGGTAAGCGCAGACATAAATTTTATATCAAAAAGGTGAAATTCCCGTTCGTCTGTAAAAGGCTTTGGTATATTACCGCCTGCTAGTTTAAATTATAGAACAACCCCATGAAGAGGGGTAGATGTCGATTATCCACGACAAGGGCGACCATTTTATTCCTTGAAATGCACTTCTCTGTGGCAATTTGCGCATAGAAGATCGCACTTATTTATTTCTGCGACAATCTCTTCCTGAGAAAAGCCTTCGCCGTACATGGCAGAGGAAAGCTTAAACTTCTTCTCTTTCGGGTTCCTGTGATGAAACTCAAGGGCGTCCAGACATTTGGAGTAACCGCAAGTTTTGCATTTGCCTCCCGCAAGTAATTTAAATCGATTTTTTGCAAGCTTTCTTCGCATAGCTTTCGTCAGTGAGGGAGATTTAATTGCCATATTAACAATAGTATACACGATTTAATGACAAAAGGGTGTATTTACAGGAAGAATCCCATGAAATCAAAATTGTACAAACTTATCTTCGCTTTAGCGTTTTCGGTTGCGTTTTGCTGCTGCGATGAAACAGTCGCGCAGCTTCCCGCGCCGAACCAGATCGTTGTTAATACGGGCGGCACTTTATTTCTCAGCGGAATAGAAGTCATTCCAAATAACACAAATATCAAATTAAATGGAGGCGAAATAGACATCATTGGGGGCGGCACAGAAACCGTAGGAAAATTGACTCTCTCAAAAGACTCCGCAATCAACATCGACACGCTGATGAATTTTTCCCTTTATTTTAAGAATAGCTCTATGGAGAAGTGGAAGGGAAACTTAATCATAACAGGATGGACTGGAGACGCTTACGGAGGATACACGACTAAAATATTTGTAGGCAATAACGCTAATGGATTAAATCAAAATCAGCTTAACTCAATATCGTTTGCTGGTTTTGGAAATGGCGCGATACTTCTTGGAAGCGGCGAACTGTGTCCGATTGCCGTGCCAGAACTCAATCCTTGGACTGGAGCGGTGGCGATCTTCCTGCTGATAGTGGCTATTGAATGCCGCATGAAAAAAAGATAATTTCCCTATAGCTAGGGGTTACGGGTGCGGAATAATTAAATAGTTCGCACCTAGAGCAGATAGATAGACAATTGGATAGGTTCGATTCCTTAACGCTGGTGCGCTCTTATTGTTGAGAACGTCCGTGAAATCCTGCTAATTTTTTGATCCGTGGAGAATGGGAAACTCACTAGCGATAGCAATGAATAATACAGCAAAAGAAGTTGGCTCATAATCGACCGTTCTGTTAGTTAATGTCTATAAGTCTTGAAACATGCTAGAGGTCTGGTTCGAATCCAGCGGATCTATTTTATGGAGCGATAGTTTAAATGAAGAACACTGCAATAATGCAGAGGTGTGTGATCGTAATCCGCAAACTCCTCCATTCTGTCGAAGATGGCGTTTAAATCGCCACTGTAGCGCAAAGAGACAGTTAGCTCAACCCTAGAGCATCGACGCAATTTTTTATATGGTGTACGAATCCGAAGTGACCGAGGAAATGGACTGTGAATCCATTCATTAGCGAGTTTAAGTCTCGTCGTATACCCCAAATTGCGATGTCGGCAACAGTAGTCACTCTCACTCTGAATGAGAAAAAGTCTTGGGGCGGAACCAAGCATCGCAGCCATTTTTATTCCCTTGTAGTGTAAAGGTAGCACACGGCTCTTTGAAAGCCTGAGTTTCGGTTCAAATCCTGACAAGGGAGCGTATTGGTTTTTGGGAATTTAGCTTAAATTGGCAGAGCAAGAAACTCTTAATTTCTAAGGTGTCGGATCATTGCCGACAGTTCCCACCATTTACCATACAAGCTCCTAGATTAAAATAGTGTAAAATCGTGGGGCGGCTGTCACTATAAAGCCAGTGTGGGAATTTATACGGATGGGGCTATGGTAGCCGAGAACTCTCCAAAGGTTCTGTGCTTAATCGGAAGAAGCGGCGTCGATAGGGTTCGATTCCCTACATCCGTGCCATTTCGCGACAAAATGTAACAAAACTTCCTTGGCTCAAACCAATTATTTAGTGTAATATCCGTCATGACTTTAGATATTTTCCTAATTGCCCAAGCAGAGGCCCTAGCCAATGGCAGGTATGTCCATCAGGTGCAGAACATGGTCGCGGCGTATCGCGCAGCCTACGAGTTTGCCGTGGCGTCAGGCGTCCAATCAGACATAGATGTATTTCACGAAGCTCAAGCCGATCTAAGGCGTTTTATTCATAGAAGAAGGGTAGAGAAAACTGATCCCGATGAATACGATATAGACGTAATAAGGAGTGCTTCTTAACAATTTCAACCGTAATGGTAAATTATCCAGCGATGGATATCGGAAACACAAATAAGTAACCTCTTAATATTGAGGCGAATGATGTTTTCAAATCGCCCGTTGAATTACGGGCTGTGAAGGTGCAAGAACTCGTCGTAGACTGTCACGCGAAAAACAGCACGGTTGAATTAATTTCGGGGGCGTTTTGGTTTCGATTTGTTGTCGTACTGCCTCCTTACAAGCAGAGGAAATCATCTTGGCCTCTATAAAATGGTGATAACAAAAAATAAATGCTAAGTTCAAAACGAACCTAGTCTCCAGCCTCAAGGGGTTGATTAAGGAAGTCTCCGACTTCTTTGCTCCTTCCCAAGAGTTGGCTTTCGCCTAAGAAATTAGGAGAGAAAGGATAGTTGCGAGAGGTTAAACCGGAAATTTGTATCGCAATGATTCTGACCGCAAAAGAAGGAAAGATGACAATGGTTGATGTCATTTAAATAAACAACTGCGGAAATAACATCAGTAACAATACGCGACAGTGATAATCCTGATTGAAGCTTGTAAGTAATAGGAACATAAAAATAACAAACACGCGGGTTCGAATCCCGCCGCTTCCATTCTATTTAAGATGAGATAAAAACTCTATAAATTCATCATGAGATAATTCACCCTTGGCATAATTTATATTTCTGCTTACGAACTGAACATTTCCCTTCTGATAAGGAAGGGCAGAGTCTATTCTGTCAACAGATGCATATAGATAGGTTTTTACTTTTAAATGATTTGAGTGAGTGGGAAGTAATAGCTTTATTTTCGAATATGGGCATATTCCGTCTTGAGATTCCCATTGTTCTTTCAGATCAACTAGAGACAATAAGTTTGGTTTACGATTTTTGTTTGAAATACATTTAAGTAAATATCGAAATGGGGTAAGCTTATCAGAGTTATCATATCCAGATAACATCTTCCCCTCTGAGCGAAGTTTTTTTAACGTTGTTTTAATTATTTCTATCTGTTGTGGATTATTACGCTGACATCCGCATCCTTTAATTTTTCCCCTAACTAAATCATAAAGATCACAAGTTTTAATAGTGCCACAATCGCATTCGACTTCGACTTTGCGATGAGTAATGAACTGTTTGATTGTTAAGTGAGCAATTTTAGTATTTAAGTATAATTGTTGATTTTTAGTTAATTTTTCTTTATTATTCATATCATATTATACACTTCAATTCCCGTCGTGTCCACTATTATTTTTTTGCGGCAGTAGGAGAATGGTAGATCCACTTCCCTCCAAGGAAGACACTTGCGGGTTCGACTCCCGTTTGCCGCGCCATTTTGTGCTGCCATACGATGCACATATGTCGTATGAGCCGTAGAGATAAATCTGGTGACTCCAGTAAGGCTCTATGGTAATCGGGCGCACGGTCGTAAGATTGGGTTCGTCTCCTTTATATATCGACTCTCTGCGATTCCCCGTAGTGGCACAAAATTTTATGAGCATGAGCGCGAAGTGGATAGCGGCCAGATTCTCAATCTGGTATCCTAGAGGGTTCAAGTCCCTTCATGCTTGCCAATTTGATCGTATAATGTAATGGATAGCATAAAAATTTCCTAAATTTTTCGTCCCCGTTCGAATCGGGGTATGATCACCCTTGGGTGATTCGTCTAGTGGCAGGACGGGACATTGACATTGTTCAAACAGAGTTTCGATTACTCTATTACCCACCAAATTTTATGTCTCTTGAGTGTGTTGGATGCACGAAACTTTGCGAAGGTTTTAGGAGAGGTTCGATTCCTCTAGGAGACACCAAAATGCATCAGTATGCCGCTCGTCTTCGAAACGAGAGAAAGCTAATGGATACATGTGGTTCAAGTCCCTCCTGATGCGCCAAATTTCCCCTTGACAAAATAGAAAAGTTGTAGTAAACTTCTTTTATGAGTAAGAACAACACACGACCAGCGCAGTTTGTAGATTTTGTAGGAAACCCGATTAACGTGGGAGATTTTATCGCATACGGAAAGTCACTCGGACGCTGCGCCGGGGTTAACATCGGGGTTGTTCAAAAAACATACGAATCAGAAGATCCTTACAATAATCGATGGGAGCCGCGCATCACCGTCCAAGCTAACCAAGATAGCTGGGAAGATTTTACGAAGCGCGATCCGAACAAAACAGACTGGAAAGGCGTGAGCGAGATCAAGCAAACGACTTTGATGTTTTCGGATCGATGCATTGTAGTCAAGGATATCGGCAATTCGCCGCTTGCCCAACGATTCAAGCAAATTTCCAAGGAGATTATTGACAAGGCTAATAACGTTAAGCCTTAGCGGGCGCATCATCTTTCTCTTCACAAATTATTGATTAAAAATATGAAATCAGAAGACATCCAGCATTTGAAAAACTACGAAGAGTTGATCCAAAAAAGGATTAAACCCAAGGGCAAAAAATACAATCCAACACGGATCAGATTGAAGTCCAGCGGCGAATACTTTGTGACAGAAGGAGGGAAAACTCTTTGGAATAACGTTGGGCCAGCGAAGGCGGCGCTCCGTTTGGATTTCCCTAGTGTATTTGTATATGATTGGCGCGCAAATACCTATTTTCACAGGATTACCAAAAAAGTCGTGGCGGACTATAATGAAAGAGAAAAAATAGCAGAGGAAACATTCCAAGAATTTGTGAAAAATTGGGTGGAGTTTATTCCAGCTTGACCCAAAATGGGCATGTGGCGCAGTGGCGAGACGCATTCCGCTTAAGACGGAATACCCTTGTGGTAAACAACGTGGGTTCGAATCCCACCTAGCCCATCAAGAATGGCAAAGGAATAATAGTTTGGAAAAAGTGCCAAAAAACTCCAAGAACTCCACAAGGCCGATTGGCAGAAATATTGGGAATAACCTTGACAAATAATCAAAATCTGATAAAGTCAACAGTATGAAATCACAAAATAAATTCAGAGTCTGGGATCATCAGACATCGACATTCTCATTTTTCGGATTGAGAGAATTATTCGGCCATCTGCCAAATGATATTCCCGACAACCAAATTTGTCAGTTTACGGGGCTACAGGATAATTTCTGGCAAGATGTTTACGAGGGTGATGTTGTTCGTATATCAGAAAGCAATGATCCAGAAGACCCATCTTGGTTTGTTGGTGATGTTTCTTTTGTGAACGGCGGATTTAGAATTGGCCGCACCGAACCAATTACAGATTATATTTGTTGTGATGGTAAGCGTTATTATTTCGATGGTGAGGTCATTGGCAATATTTTCGAACAAAAAATCATATGAGTTTTGAAATTTGGAAAGATGTATTGGATACTAATGGGAAGTATAAGGTCAGCAATTTAGGAAACGTGCTGAGTTTTGTTAGAGGAGAAAAGAAACTATCGTATAGCGTAACAAAAAAAGGATATGCGCGTTTAAGAATTTTTGATAAACAAATGTATATACATAGATTAGTTGCAGAGGCGTTCATTCCCAACGTAGAATTAAAACGACAAGTAAATCATAAGGATGGTAACAAACTTAATAATTGTGTTGATAATTTAGAGTGGGCAACGCAAGAAGAAAATATGCAACACGCCCACGATAATAAACTTATCGAAACGATTGGAGATAATAACGGAAGATTCCTTGGTAAAATCGCAGGATTTAATTCTTCCGGCAAAAAAGTTGTAGAGTTTTGTGGTAGAAAAGATATGGAAGATAATGGATATACTAACGTATGCGTATATAATTGCGTCAACGGCAAACAGAAAACATACAAAAGATTGACATTTAAAAGAATTTAAAATGAAACCTGTTCACAAATTCAACAACGGCAACGGCGCGACACTCTGCCATAACTGCAATGTGATTATCGGGTACGGACTTGCTAATGTATTTCTTTGCGCCGAATGCGTCGAAAAATTACTTGAATTGAAAAAACTGACGGCAGAGCTAATTCAAATACTCGAAACCGTAGAGATTTCCGACAGCGAAAATGAATTTCACCCAACTGTGATTAGAACCTGTCGAGTTCAAGAAAATCTAAGATTGAATGAGATTATGCCAAAAATTTCTAAAATAGTTAAATCAGATGAATAAAAAATTCGAAAAATGGTGGATGAGAGTAAAACTCCCCGAATGGTGGAAGGATATGGATATGTCTAGAGGTAGGGAATTGGCCAAGAAAGCTTACCGTCTAGGCAGAGAACACCAAAAGGCTATTGATAACGGAGATAAATCCTATGATCAGTATAGGAACTGGTAATATTTGCTCTCTTTGCGAGGTTGCGCCAGCCGAGTCGAAACATCACCTTATTCCTAAAAGTAGAGGGGGCAAATCCACCGAGGGTCTTTGTTCTGATTGTCATGACCAGATACATTCCGTCTTGACAAATAAAGAAATGATGGTAGAATTCAATAGTATAGAGAAATTAAAAGAATTCGAACAGATCCAGAAATGGGTCAAGTGGCGGCGAAAGCATCCTAATGTCACAGTCGCCCACAAGATGAGTAAAGAAAGGAAAAAATATGGAAGATTCCATTAAATAATTAGTGTATCCCATTACATGGGAACTACAACCACAAAGGAAACCATTCAAAAAAGAATCCTTGAGCTTATTGAAGTCGCCAGAGTTAATAGGGATAACGATAAGCTAAGAATAGCCGCGCTCTCAGAGATAATCTTTCTGCGCGAGTTACTGGTAGATAAAAAAGAAATTTAAATGTCGCATTAGTTTATTAGTAAAATCCATCATTGCCAATGATGAGAGATCGGAGCGTTACCGATATGCGATACCATAAGCTTCCGTAGTATAGTGCTTATTATTCTCGATTGGTATTCGAGGAACCTGGGTTGAATTCCCAGCGGAAGCTCATAAGGATCGTTAAATAGACAGGGTTCTATAATTCTTTGCTAAAGAAATTGTGCCGTATCCAATCGCGCATGACTTTCGAGTAGTCAGCGATCCTCTTTCGGATGATGAAATCTAGCGGCCTAGATCACGGCTTTGAATCCCGTTGGAGGTATGAGAACCATGCCTTTGAGATCGACACTTACTTCATCCGCTTTTTTAAATAAAAATCCCACGCTGATAACAGTAAAGCCTGTTATTAGAGGACAAGTTCGACAATGCATAACTCGTAGAAGGAGAAGAAATTCATTATTACTTCATATCAGCATTAACCCTAAAGTTCCTAGAATGTGAGTTATTCTATGACGGAAAGGTTGGGGCGGTTGCTATTAGCAAGCAACTACTAGAAATAGTAAGATAAATGTGGGAAGAAACACAGGATGTCGGCTATTTTATTTAAATTGGGTGGTAAATCAGAAGGGCTATCTGACTTGATTTCGAAAATCAAAGGAGCCGATTAATTATCGCGCTTGGGCTTCGATGCTCTGCCATCCTCATAAGGAGATGTAATCGGTCAGGGTACCGAACCATATTGGAAATATGTGTGTGCCGTAACCATTCGTGCATGGCTTTCGATTAGTCACATCTCCTCCCTTCTTTCTCAAACTGTTCTAAAATAATCTCTTGACTTTCAATAAAAAGTCATTTAAGATGCTTCTACTGTTATGAAACCTCAAAAACGCGAAGAAGAGTATAAAAAATTCATTAAAATGCGCGACCGCATTCACGAGATCTACGGATTGATGAGGGATCTCCCTTATGAACCTACCGAAAAGAAGATTTTCGCTGGTCATTGGCGCTTTTTTAAGGTGCGCGAGGACATCCTTCGATCCAGCATTGGCGCACAGGTTAAAATGGTCGTAGACAAGTGCAATACTTGGATACTTGGCAACAAAAACGATCCAGATTCTTACAAGCAGAAAATTTGGTCTACCGGAGAACTCCGTGAATATCAGGCACTTCGTTCTCTTTCTGAGAAGGAATTCAACGAGAGCGGATTTCCCGACTTTTTTACCCGCAAATGGTTTGTAAAAGAAGTGACCTACAAAAATGTAGGAACTAAAAACCTTGAAATTATCCGTTTTCGCCCCAATATCCCTCCTCACATGATTGAATACGCCTTTAAAAGAGCGTATAAATGCGCCTTTAAGATGCTTGACGGCGACCTTGAGGGCGAACTTGACCGACTTCAGCGCACCATGAATAACGAGAATGGCTGGGCCAAGATCGCTGGCAATAATTACGATGAATGGGATCGTAATGAGAAAAAGAAAAAGAATATGAAGAAGATTGCGCGCAGGGAGTTGCGCGAGGAACTTGCGGAATTCTAGAATTAAAAGTTAAAAAATAGCCGTTCTGGAGTCAAAACGTGTGTAGTATATAGCTATACGCGTTTTTTACTATGATTCCAGCACCCTACAATTTACCTACAGGCTACAGAGGAGACAGCTACGGCCCAATAGCTTTTTATTTAAACAATCCATCTGGCGCAATTATGCTTGATGGTGCGACTGGCGCGGCGCAGGTAAGATCAAAAAGGGATCGTCGCGTAGTCCTCCAATGGTTGTCATCGGACGACTCCATTACGATCTCTGGGAACGCCGTGGTATTGAATACAAAGGTCGGCGCTGACATGCGTATTCCAGCAGATGTATACGACTGGGATCTCCAAATTTCATCAGGAGAATATACCGACACCTATCTTAGAGGAGAATTTCCTGTCATCCAAGATATCACTGAAATTTAATTCATTTTTTTACAATGGCGAATGATGAAATAACAGTGACGGTGGTGGTTTCGGGATCGGTGCAGCAGCCGATAGAGGTTTCTGTAGCTAATGAGCCGCAGCCGCCCGTTCAAGTCGTGGCAGAAACGGCGGGGGTCAAGTCGGTCAACGGCAAAGCTGGTTACGTCAACTTAGATAAGAACGACATAAACTTGGGAAACGTCGAAAACATCAGCATTACTGGTGTTTCTGGTCATCTTCAGCAACAATTTGACAATTTGGATCTAAATTATGCAACGGACGAGCAATTAGTTGCATTAAGTTGCAAATCTTACAAGAATACTTACGCAATATCTACAGGAGTGGAGAGTGAGTGGTATGGATTCAGCGGTGTTTTTCCAAGCTCTCCGTTTTTAGTCGCTAATATCGTAATGCCGACAGACGCTTCGGGCAGCTACTACCACACCCTCAGCGGTATTTCAACCTCTGGATTTTACGCAAACTACAGCATGGAGGTAGCGCAGACAGGCTACCTTCTCAATGTTCTAGCAACAATAGGATAATATATACATCTTTCATCATACTATGCTTCATTTTTTCAAAAATCTCAAGGTTGTAAATGCTGACATTAGTGGGCCGCTTACCGTATCTTCGGGGCCGCTAACCGCGAGCGCGCCTATTGCGCTTACCCAAACCTGGAACAACTCAGGCGTCACGTTCACGGGGCTGAAGTTTGATGTGACGGATACAGCTAGTGGATCTAGCTCACTGCTGCTTAACCTTCAAAAAAACGGCAATACGCAAGCATCTATAAACAAGAACGGAGAGCTTAGACTACTTTATCAAGCAAACACAACTGGGGGCGTTTACATCTCTCCTATCGGCGGTGGAGGATCGACAGACCGTTGTAACGTATCGATTATCTCTTCATTTTTTGATCTTGATTCAAGGGGGGGCGTTAATCCTGGAGTTACCTCCTACAAGACACATCTATTCAAGTCGTTTGTATATTTTGGGACGACAGCAACCATAGACTCAACTTTGGTTGGCCTCGGATACGACGGAGCAGCCGGAACCCTAGCCCAGCGCAACGGCACAAACGCCCAGACATTCCGCATCTACAACACCTACACCGACGGCTCAAACTACGAGCGCGGCTTCATGCGGTGGAGCAGCAACGTGCTCGAAATCGGCGCTGAAGCAGCTGGGACGGGAACGGCGAGAAATCTTAGGCTGGTTTCGCCTTTCACTGCCAACCTTGGTACGTCCGTAGCATGGGATTTTTACAATAACGGAGTTGCAAGATCGAAGCTCTTCGCTTGCGGGTCGCAGGAATGGTATTTGTCCGACGCGGCTGGAAACCTTAAAGGGAAAATTGCCTACGCGACACCGGGCGGCAAACCCGGCATCATTTTTGCCACAGATACGCTCTCGGCAAATCGCGTAAACGCTTTTTATTACTCGAGTTCGGTTTTTCGGATTGCCTTCGATGCCGACGCAAATGGTGGGCTGAACCTAAAGGCTGGCGGCAACGTCGGCATTGGAACGATTTCTCCGTCATATAAGCTTCATATTAAATATTCTGAGCAAGACGATCCCTTTAAAATAGAGCGATCAGATGGGCTTATGCCTTTAGTAATTACAGGTGATGGCAACATATCCTTATACAAACTCGACGTAGCTGGAGATATTGCATCAAATAATTTAAATCTTTATGCAATGGCGATTTTAGGACTATAATAAATAACAAAGAAATAAAAATATGGCAAAAACAACATCATTACCCTTAACGCAGAGCATCAAGAATGCGGGAGTAACCATTCTACCCGCCGATACTACTGCACTCAAGACACTTTATACGGCAGGCGCGAACGACGCCGTGGTAAAAAGTATCATTTGCGTGTCCGACGACACGGCGGCAGTAAATCTGCGCGTTCTTATTAACATCGCTGGCACGGACTATCAAATCGGCACAGTCAATGTCCCAATCGCCTCTGGAACAAATGGAACAGCTAATGCGGTGGATGTTCTTAATTCTACCGCCTTGCCGGGCCTCCCACTTGACCGTAACGGAAAAAGAATTCTTCCATTGGTCGGCGGCGCGATTGTAAAGGTGGCGGCGCTGGCGACAGTAACGGCGGCAAAGACAGTAACAGTAACAGCAATTGTAGAGGAGTACTAATTTATGTTTACAATTAATCAACCCGATAGCGCGGCTCTTATAGCGGCGGAAAAGATAGACAGAATTTCAAACGACATGCTCACGACGTTTGCTGGTGGCCTTGCATCCGGCTTCGCCACCATGTTCCTCCGCGACGACGGCACGCCCCGCACCAAAGCCGAAGTCCGCAGCATCCTTGCTGCATTCGCCCGCCCCGCCGACGTCTTCGCCATGCAAGCCGCCGCGACGGCATTCCTGCTCTCGATGGCACCGGATGCCCTGCAACCGGAGCAATACACGATCCCATTCGAGGTCGTGGTCAACCAGCAAACCGGCCAAGTCACCATCCCCGAATAATGCTCTGCGATTCCTCCAGTTCAACCCGTGCAGGACTCGATCTTGGGATGAGTCCCGCGCTCGACTGTGGGCTGGAGGCTTGGGGTAGGAGCGATGGGTTTAATCCGCTTTCGTTGTCGCCTGCGTTGTGGTTGTCGGACACCGGAAATGATCCGAGCGTCTGGCCGGATATTTCTGGCAACAAGCGAGATTTCACTCAGTCATACGCTCCTAGTAGACCAACCATTGTAGCTGGTGCGCTGAACGGCCGACAGGTTAGAAGGTTTAATAACAGCGTGCTTAAAGCGACATTCTCAATGCAGACAACGTTCTGCGCGCTCGTATGCAAACGCTCAACAATTGACGGCAGTTATCCCAGCGCAATTGGCGGGCTGGGCCTTGTCAACGAAAGCTTTCTCACGTTCCAGGGCGGCGCTCCAAATATTTACTACCCCCGGGGAACCGGCTACATAAATGGAGTCAGGCGATCAAACACAGAACACCCGACGCCAGTTCCCAATGTGTGGTTCATCTATTTTTTCGGCGGGGCAACTGGTGCTACCACATTCTCGGTTGGAAACAGATACACTATTGATCAGCCCTTTCCGGGCGACATCGCAGAGATCATTTTTTTTGCGTCCGCTCTTTCAATAGAAAACCGCCAGCGAGTCGAACGCCACCTCGGCCAAAAATGGGGCATCCCCGTCGCCTAATATCTTATGACCATAAACCTCGAAAAAACACAGGCGGAAACGCTAATGCAACTCCTCGACATCGCAACCAAAGCTGGCTCCCGACTTAAGAAGTAACACAATTATAAATAAAAATATGAACATAACACACATCGAACAATCAGTAGTATCTGGCGGAATAGGCGGAATGCAAGTCGCTGGAACCGTCGAATCACAATTCTCCCCAAGCAATATGTCGGCATTCGGCACACTTGAGGCGAGCGAACTAACCCCTGTAATCCAAGGTGACTGGGTATATGGAATCAATACGCAGATCTGGAACACTCCAGTTGTGTCTGGTACAGGCGCGGCGGTTGACTCTAATCTTTCTAGATTGAGGATACAGTCGGGTACAGGCGCGGCCAACTATGCTTATATCACCAGTAAAAAGATCGTAAGATATCGTGCGGGACAAGGTATCGTGATTCGTCTAACTCCCCTATTCAGCGTAGGTGCTGCCAACAGTGTGCAGATGTGGGGCGCGGGAGCTATTGCGGCGCACGCACCGCAGGATGGATATTTCTTCGGATATAACGGAACCGCTCTGGGCATTTTCCACTACAACCACGGCTCTCCTACATGGATTCCTCAATCATCTTGGAACGGAGACAAGGTTGATGGTAGTGCTGGAACCGCTTTCAACTGGAACCCTACTTTCGGAACCCCAGCCATGATCAAGTATCCATATTTAGGGTATGGCGACATTGAGTTTTTCCTACAGAATCCAGCAACTGGCCGCTGGGTACTAGTTCACGTTATTCAGTATGCCAATACTACGCCTCTTGTTCAGTTGGGAAATCCATCCCTCCAGATCGTAGGCTATACAGCAAACAGCGGGAACACAACCAACCTCACTATGTATTCTGGCTCGGTCGGCGCATTCATCTCTGGCATGCGCTCATTTGCGGGAAATCCTAAGTGGGCCGCTGACTCTTCAAACAACGCGCCCGGCGCGCCCCTTATCGTCAAGGGTCTTATCCAAGGATCAGAAACGTGCATGCTTAATCTTCGTAACTGTACAACATACAACGGTCTACCTAACCGTGGGGCCTTAAGGCTAAACTCCTTATCTTTCGGAAACTCGTCTAACTCTAACGTTTTGGTTAGATTAGCAATAGGCTCCACATTCAACGGCACACCTGTTTTCACCCCGATCAGCGGCTCAACAGCAGACAATGGAGTCACAATAACTAATGGAAATAGTATCTCTTCTGTAGATGTGGCC